TGATCATTGCCTCGATCATTCGAGGGCGGCAACGTCCAGCGAAATCATCTGAGGCGTTAATTGCGACACGACACGACACAAAAGCGCTTTTCGTGTCCTATTCGCCGTATTTTGAGGGTCTTTTCTCACACTTTCATTCGCTAAGGGTTTTTCAAGAGATCGTTAACCAAATCATCGTTAACCAGTTACAAGGAGATCATCCAGCTCGCGCACACACGAATGTATATATATTATTTTACATCATAATAATACATAATACGACATGGGCCGCGCCGAGGCCCGCAAACACTGGCCTCGGAGACCCCAAATCATTGTCGTATTTCGTTCTTCAATTCCCTATTTGACTTCGGGGCCGAAATCGGGCTACGTTGTCCGCTCATACACCGTTCGACGTGCAACTATCTGCCTCGCGCGCTTCGTGACTGTCAGTCACCCACGTTCGCCGGGGCAAAGAAAAAGGCCCGCCGCTCTGCCAGGAGCGCACGGGCCTTGCAAGTCCGACGACTGTTCCAACCACAGCCGAAGGCCGAATATCTATGCCGCAGACCGCACCCTCCGTCAACCCTCTCGGCGCACCAAACGACAACGAGAACCAGACGTTTCTCGACAATTGGGCCGCGCACGCCTCGAACGTAATCATCGGCCTCCGCTGGCCACGCTCCAGTGCGCCCACGCGGGCATGGCAGTGCGCTACGGTGCAACAAGCCATTGCGTTCGCGCACGACCCGAAGAACGCCGAGGCCGAGGTTTGGGCCAGCTACGCCAGCTTCGTCCCTTTGTCGGTCGCGAGCACGGGAAAGCGCTCCAGCCTGGAAGCGGCGATTGCCAAGCAGCACACCAACGCCAACGTCTGCGCCGTCGACCGCTTCTGGTTCGATATCGACGTGAAGGCGGGAGGCACGACGAAATCGGGTGCGCCCTGCTACGAAACGCAGGAAGGCGCTCTCGCCGCCGCTCGCTACACCTTCGAGACGCTGCTGGGCCTGGAGCCGACGTACGTCAACTCGGGGGGCGGCATCCACGTCCATGTCGAGCTTGACGAAGCGATAGACCCACAGACGTGGAAGGCGCTCGCCGCCAGTTTCACGGTCGCCATCGCGGCGCAAGACGTGAAGCTCGTGGCCGACAAGTCGAAGTTCACGGTCGAGAGCGCGTACATGCGCCTGCCCGGCACGTACAACCTCAAGCCCGGTCTGCCGCCGCGCCCGGTCTACGTCATCAGCAACGGCGCCCTGCACTCGCGATCCGAGATCGAAGCCATCCTTCTCCCCGTGACTGCCACAGTCACCGGCGCGATGCAGGCGCAAGCAGCCGTCCCAGCGCCCACACCGACGCAAGCTGCGGCAGCCAGAGCCGCTAAGCCTCGCAGAGCCCTCGTGCGGGCCGGCGCGCGTGATCTTGAGCAGCTATCCGAAATCCTCCCGTTCCTCGCGCGCACCGCCAAGCCAGGGGACACCTTCAACATCTTCGAGCGCGACGGGTGCTTCCGCATCGCGTGCGCTATCGCCGTTGCTGTCGCGGACGGCGCGGACCCCAACTACGCCGTGCAGGTGTTCCTTGACACGATGGCCGAGGTGCCCGAGGCGAACGCGGCGTACACCGTCCAAGACAACCTCGACTTGCTGGAGCAGGCCAGCAACCAGCAGGAGCGCAAAGACAGCGAGGGCGCGCGAGTGGGCGAAAAGGGGGGCCTGCTCACGACGGCGTCCGTGCGCAGGGCAGCGCGCGAGGTCGCCGACCGGGCGGGCATCCCCGAACACATGCGCCCCGAGACGATCATCCGCACGGACAAGGCTGCGGCATATGCGCAAGCGCCCGCCGACCCGTCTCCCGCCGACCCGTCTCCCGCCGACCCGTCTCCCGCCGACCCGTCGCTCACCACGAGCATCGAAGTCTCAGATGCGCTCGATCCAGCTATCACTGCCGAAGGACCGGCGCTGTTCAAGCCCAAGGGGTATGGCACGTACAAGCTCGCTGGCGCGGGTCTGCTGGCGGACGGCATGAGCCAGCGGTTCATCCCGTACCTCGAAGGCGCGAAGATGTTCTTCTACGACCTGCAGGAGCGGCGCGAGCTGAACTCCAGCGCGTTGCAGTACGTGACCGGGCTCACCGACAAGCAGCTCAAGGCGTGGGTGCCGACCGTCCCGCAGTACAAGGGCACCAAGAGCGACATATCCGCCCCGTTCGGCGCGATCGTGGACGGAGCTATCAACACGTTCTCGGGGCTGACTGTGCAGTCACGACCGGGCAACTGCGACATCCTGCTCGACATGGTCTACGAGGTCATAGCCAACAGCAACACTGACTACTACGAGTGGCTGATACGGTACTGCGCGTGGCTGTGGCAGAACCCCGCGAGCAACCCCGGCGTCGCGGTCGTGCTGCACTCCGAAGAGGAAGGCACGGGCAAGACGAGCTTCGCGAAGATCCTCATGAAGCTCTTCGATCCAGCGTCGCAAAAAGTCTCGCAGCAGAAGCACGTCACGGGCAACTTCAACTCCATCCTCGAAGGCGTGCGTATCCTGTTCGCCGAAGAGAGTTTCTTTGCCGGCGACCATCGCGTGCGCGGCCCGTTGAAAGACCTGATCACGGCGGACAGCATCGTGATTGAGCGCAAGAACCGCGAGCCGTACAGCGCACCGAACCGCATGGCTGTGATAATGGCCAGCAACGAGGATTTCGTCGTGCCTGCCGGCCCGATGGCCCGCCGCTTCGCCGTGTTCGACGTGTCGACGCACAGAGCGCGCGACCGTGAGTATTGGGACAAAGTCCACGACGCCATCGACAACCCCGACGTGATAGCGGCGTTCGCGTACTACTGCGAGACGATCGACCTTACCGGATGGCGGCCGGCGAGCACGGTGCCGACGACGGACGCCTTGATCGACCAGAAGGTGGAGACGGCGGAAGGGACGATCGACGGCTTCATGATCCAGGCCATGTCGATGGGCATCATATACGACGACCCGACCGCGCAGAACCCCGGCGTGATCGCCAACATGAAATCTGGTGAATGGCAGGACGGCGCCATAACGCTGACGGGCGACCACATGAACGACCTGACACGGGCTGCGAACCGCTACCTCGGAGCGCGCAACCGCACGACGCGCAACAAGATTGTTCGACGGCTGAAAAAGATATTCGGCGACGCGTTCAAGCAGCGCAACGCCGAAGGTAGCTACTACGTGCTGCCGAAGCTGAGTGCGGCGCGTGCGGCCATGAGCGCGCACATGAAGGGCAACATCGATTGGGGCGACGACGGCGTACCGTTGAGCGGCAAGCGCCCCAAGCTGCCGCAGTCACACTTGTCGCTCGTGAAGAAGTGAACCCCTAGAACGAAGGGTACTGGCATGGAAATCGACGAAGAGAACACACGCAGCATACCGCCCGCCGACGTGGACTACGGAAGCACCCTCGGCGTTCGCGTATCTTGCTACAGGGAGAGCACGCGGCTGTTCCGTGTCCTGATGGCGTACAGCCAAGCGCTGCACATGGCGGACCAGTTGAGCCCGAGCGTCGGCAAGTGGTTTGCTGGCGCAGTGATCGAGCTGCACGACCACAAGGGCACGCTGGCAGTGACGTGGTGCAACCGCGAAGCGCGCGAGCGGTTGGCGTTGTTTATCGAAACAGCGTGGGGCGAGGGCGCCAACGAGGCCGTAGTGGAGCATGCCGTGATCGGGGAGGCGGGTGTGGAGCCGGTTGATGTTCCGCCGCGCCCGCCGGCACGCCCAGCGCGGCCGATCGCAGCGAAGCCAGCGGGCGCGAAGTTGCGATCCGTTGCTTCGTAACCAGTCCCTACCGACACCACTCGATTTGACTTGCACCGCGTTTCGGGTTATACTTCTCAAATGCTCGAAGGAGACGCGGTGCTGATACCGAGCCCGGCCCATCGAAGCAGACGAGAGCGCAGAAGCCGAGTGCCCCTCCGATCCGCCGAATAGTGACTGACAGTCACCGGCCAGGACAACCGAGACGGGGCACTCGGCCGAGCCTCGCACGCACCACCAGAGAGAGAGTGAAACGCAGACCATACAGGAGACCCGCATGGGCGGCGAGCACCCACTGCTTTCCGGCTGGACCGACGACGACAGCGCAGCGGCTCGCCGCGAAGGCTGGGACTTGTTCGTCGATGTCGGCGGTCACAACTGCCGCGCCGAGCTGCAACTGCATGGCATCTACGCCGAGGACGACGAGACGATCGCCCCGTTCTCCGAGAACGACAAAGCCGCATGGCGGCACGTCATGGCGAAGGTGCTTTCCGGCAACCCGCTACACGTCAGGGCGCTCGACGTGCTTCGCACCAACGCGCCGGCCGAATACGACCGCGTCGTCAGGAGCGTGTGAGGAACAACCGAACAACGGGTGACTGCCAGTCATGAAGTACAACCTCAAAGGCCAAAAGTTCACGTACAAAATCTACTATCGAGATTGGGGCGTGGAGAGCGCCTGGTTCTCGGTAGAGCCGACCGAGCGCAAAGCGCGAGCGGCGTTCTGGACGTGGTTTCGTGGCACGTTTCCGATACAGAGAGCGGGCAAGCCCAGGATCGTGAGCGTGCGGCCGGTGAACGAGAACGGGGAGTGACTGCCAGTCATGAGCAAGACCAAGAGAAGACCCAAGCCCGCCGAGAAGAACCCACGCTACCGCGTCGTCAAGATCGACGAGACCAACGACAACGACGCGCACATACTGCACAACATCGTGACGGGCGTGACGTTCTACAACGCGCTCGTGAGCCACGACGACTACCGGCGCGCGATCTACGACATCGACTTCGCACGCAACAAGCGGATGGCGGACGCCATCGAGCGGCGCGTGCTCGCAGACTTGGACACCATCGAGGACGCTGGCGACCCGATGACCGAGCTTGTCACACAGTACGCCGTCTGTACGGTCCACTGACAAACACAACGAGCGAGGGGAGGGAGGCGTGCCAGGGTCAGTTATGCACAGAGACATCTTCGAGCACGCCGGCTACGAGTGTTGGGTCGAGCACTGCCCTGGCGGGTGCGAGCCCGTCGTGTGGGTGCCGGTGACGCATCCGCAGGCCGTGTCGCTGTCCTCGAATGGCCAGATCGAGCGCCGGTTCGCCGATCGTCTCGACTGCGTCATTGCGCTGACCGAGGTCGCCCGAGCGATGCGCGAGCGCGCTGAACAGCGCGCAGCCAACTTTCCGCGTGGCACCTACGATACGTGGGACCGCACGCTGGATGCGCAGGCTGGGGATACTCGGCGCGAGGGCGACTGACAGTCACCACCCAAATCGACTACGATCCTGCCGTGCTGCGTCCATACAACTCAAGCAAAAGAGAGGCGCACCATGCGCAAGACCCTTCTGATAGCCCTCCTGTCGGCCGGCGCTGGCGCGCTGGCGGGCTGCGGCCATGCCCCCGCTACCCATGTAGCCGAAACTGCAACTGCCCGTCCTGCCCCCCTCTACGCCCCGGCAAATGGCGCTCCCGTCCGCGCCACCCACGACGGCAAGTTCAAGGTGGACGTGACCGGCATGTCGAGCGTGGCCGAGGCCAAGGCTACCACCTGGGCGGCGGCGCAGCACCACTGCCACGGGTTGCAGGCGCAGGCCGTCGAGGTCGGCTTCTCGTCCGGCGTGCAGAGCAACGTCGGCATCGCCCACTCGATCCCGATCCTGGGCGCGTCGGTTCCCTACCTCAAGCACACGGGCGAGCTGACGTTCAAATGTGTCGGCCGCGCCGAAGGTGGCGGGAGGGCGTCGTGAGCTTCGAGACCATGGCGTGGACCCACGCCGGCTTCGACCTGCGGCTGGAGCCGTACAAGTACGGCCCGAACTGGGGCGTCCACACCATTACCGGCGTCGTGCAGGTCTCGTCATGGGAGGCGCACGAGCTGGAGCGCGCGGCGCCGTCTGGCTACGTCGATGTGGCGTGGCCCGCCGCGCTCATCGATCGTGAGTTCGGCCATGCCCTGGTGGTGTTGGGACCGTCGTGCAGCGGTGCGGTGTCTGCCCGCCGGCGATGGTCTGTTCGTTTCACGACCGTAGGGTCGGCGAACGAGCCACTGTCGGCAGTGATGCGCCTGAACTGGCTCGCCGAGCAGCTTGCCGCGAAGAAGTACGCAGTGCTGTCGGCGGTGACGCGCCGTGACTGACAGTCACCACACGAAGAACGACCTAGCAGACGCGTTCGCCTACGCGTTTGTCGGGCGCCGCCAAGGGAAGAGCTACACCATGGGCACGAACTTCGACACCATGCTCGCTGACGCCGTCGCGGCGCTGCCGGAAGACGCGGTTCCCGCTAATCCCGATGTCCACACGTGGTTCATCGAGCAGCGCGGGCTCGTCTATCAGTGCGCTATGCTGCGCAAGACGGCGCAGCGGCAGGTCGAGACGGCGAACAGGATGCGCAGGTGGGAGACCATCGACGTGTGGAGGATTTCGCTTCTCGTTCCGAAGCAACATCCGCTCGCCATGCGCTACAGCATGGCGCGGCTCGAGGGGGCACAGAAGCGCAAGCAGCGCGTCGAAGCGAAGCTGCAATCGTTCCGGTCGTACACGTCGATCACGGTCACGCCCAGCGTGGGCACCCCAGGCGCGCTGCTCGTCTTCATAGGGAGTGAGAGCGACAAGTTGCAGGCCACGCTGGCGGCGGCCGACTTCGTGGATAAGCTAGCGGAGTGCATGTGACATGACCACGCCAACGGCTACTACATATGCGAACGGCACCCGTGAGTGGCGGGTGAACGGGAAACTTCATCGCCTCGACGGACCTGCTATCGAGTTTGCGACCGGCACCCGTGAGTGGTACGTGAACGGGAAACTTCATCGTATCGACGGGCCTGCGTACGAGGGCGCGGGCGGCACTCGTGTGTGGTGGGTGAACGGGAAACTTCATCGCCTCGACGGACCTGCTATCGAGTTTGCGGACGGCGCTCGTGCGTGGTGGGTGAACGATATCGAATATACGTTCATCGAGTTCATCATCGAGTTCGCCACCCCCGAGAACGCACACAAGCTGGCAGCGTATGGGTGATCAAGCCCCGCGCGCGTAGAAACAGAAATCGCGACGAGCGCGCTAGACTTTCGTAGTGACGGGCGTCCGCAGAGACGCCGGTCGATTTGACTTGCACCCCGTATTGGGGTATAATCTTCATACAGTCGAGATTGCCCAGCTCGACGATCCCAACACAGTAGACCGAGTGAACAACGACCGAGTGACAGACAGTCACCCGGCGGACGACTGCGTCTTAGAAACCCCTAGCAAGAGCGAGAGAAACCAACATGGCGAAGAACACCCAGCAGAAGTACAACACGGTTCGCGTCGGCGGGCTGGAGATGATGATCAAGACCAGCGTCGCGACCGATGTGCCGCTGCTCATCCTCGGCGGCTTCGGCCTCGGCAAGTCGGCGATCGTCGGTCAGGTGGCCGAGAAGCTGGGCTACGCGATGGTCGACGTGCGGCTGTCGCAGATGCTCCCCGAAGACCTGGGCGGCCTGCCGGTGCCGGCGAAGAAGGGCGACTTCGTGCAGCGCCTCATGCCGGACCTGATCGCCCGCGTCAACGCGGTGCACAAGGCGACGGGCAAGCCCGTGCTTCTCTTCTTGGACGAGATCACGTCGGGCCTGCCGACGATCCTGGCGGCGGCCTACCAGCTCGTGCTCGATCGCTGCCTCGGCGAATACTGCCTGCCCGAGGGGACGCGCATCGTCTGCGCCGGCAATCGTCCGCAGGACCGTGGCGTGACGTACGACCTGCCTCGCCCGATGGCGAACCGCCTGATGATCGTCGAGTACGTCGGCCCGACGTGGGACGAGTTCGAGACCTACGCCATCCGCTCCGAGTTCCATCCGCTGGTGATCTCTGCGCTCAAGCAGAACCCGGCGCTGATCTGCGGCGAGGTCGACGTGGAGGACGAGGAAGGGCGCAACCCGACGCCGCGCACCTGGGAGTTCGTCAGCCGCGTGATGTACCACGCCGACGACACGGGCGTTCGTGTTCGTGACCGCATGCTGCAGGTGTCGGCCGTGGTCGGCGACGCGGCGGCGCTCAAGTTCGAGACGATCCTGCGCATGGCCGAGAAGCTGGTCAGCTTCGAGGAAGTCGTCGCCAACCCCACGGGCGCGGCGGTCTATCCGAACGACCTGGCGGCGAGCTACCTGCAATCGCTGCTCATCGTCGAGCGCATCGCGGACCAGAAGCAGTTCGACACGGCGTTCCAGTACGTCGAGCGCATGCCGAAGGAGCTGATCGGCGTGTTCTTCCGCTCGGTCCTCGCCCGTCCGCAGAAGGCGCAGTTCATCCTCAAGCGGATCGACCTGCTGCAGAAGTACCGGGAGTTCGCCACGGCCGGCGTCGGCCTCGCCGCCTGAACGTGTGACTGAGCAGTCGCGCTTACCGTACCAAAGGACACCACACAATGAGCAAGCCCGCATCCACCGAGCAGAGCGTAGAGGACAAGATCAGGCTCGCGGTTGCGGGCCTGTTCAACCGCGCCATCTTCGACGCATCGATCATGTCCACCATGAAGATCGTCGAGGACAACCGCGTGCCGACGATGGCGACCGACTGCATGACGGTCATCAAGTACAACCGCGAGTTCGTCGCCAAGCTCAAGCCCAGCCACATCATGATGGCGCTGGCGCACGAGACGCGACACAAGACCCTGATGCACATGCTGCGTCGGGGCGACCGCGATCCGCTGCTGGCGAACATCGCGCAGGACTTCGTGATCAACCGCACCCTGCTCGAAGACAAGCACGACTTCTCGTACTGGAAGGGCATGACGATCGACCAGATGTGCGACGTGCTCGCCGGCAAGGCACAACCGATACCGGGCGCGATCTGTCTGGATCCGCACCTGGGTGTCGAGCGCTCGTGGGAGGACATCTACGATCAGCTCGACAAGGCGCGGCAGAAGCAACCGCAGAACGGGAAGGGGAAGAAGTCGGGATCGCGCCCCGGTGACAAGCAGTCACCGGACGGCAGCGGGGGGAGCGGCCAGGACCAGAAAGGCGACAAGGGCGACAGGGGGGACGGCTCCGATGGAGCTGGGCCTGACGAGCCGTCTTCGCCCGAGCCGGGTTCTGGCCGCTCCAACATTCCTTCGCCCGACCTGTCGGGCGATCTCGACACCGAGGCGTTCGACCAAGCGGTCAAGGCCGAAGGCATGTCCGAAGAGGAAGTCGAGCGCGAGCTGACAGCCCAGGTTCTCCAGGCGGCGCAGTCGGCGAAGGCGATCGGCAACGAGCCGGGTCTGGCGAAGCGGATCATCGAGAAGTACGGGAAGCCGCAGGTGAATTGGGCCTCGCAGCTCCGGCGCTTCATCGTAGGGAAGTATGGTCCCGCCGTGCTCGCCGGTGACTGGTCGTACCGTCGCCCGTCTCGCAGGTTCGACGCGTCGAAGATCATCATGCCGTCGCTGGTGAAGCAGCCCAGCTCGCCGCTTGTCGTGATCGTCGACACGTCCGGCTCGATCTCCGACAAGGAGCTGGCCGCCTTCGGCGCCGAGATCAGCGCTATCATCAAGACCGTGCGGCCGAGCGTGACCCACGTTCTGTGGGTGGACACTCGCGTCAACGAGCACCAGCAGTTCCAGCCCGACGATCGGATCACGTTCAAGCCGGGCGGCGGTGGCGGCACCGATCTGGAAGTCGCGTGGAAGTACGTTGAGAAGGAGAAGATCAAGCCGTGCTGCGCGGTGGTTCTCACCGACATGGTGACGGCCTTCAACAACGAGCCGAAGTTCCCGGTCTTGTGGGTGGCGACGACTGACGTTGTCGCACCCTACGGCCAGACCATAAGGATCCGTGTGTGATGTCGACGACAACGGGCGTCTATCACGAGGGCGAGTTCCCCGTCGAGTGTGACAACTGCGAGTGGACCGGGCTCGCGTGCGACACGCGGTTCATAAACGACCTCTACGACCGCCTGGAAGCCGGCTGCACGGTCCCGGTCGGCGAGTGCCCCGAGTGCGGCGCGCTCGCCTACTACATGACCGGCGGCGCCCCCGGCCACACAGCGCAACACGAGTTGGACAAGCTGCGCGAAAGCGCGAAGGAGAAAGCGACGTGAACACCAACACCGAACGGTTCCACCGCGCCTGCGTGCAGGCCGTCATGATGCTCGTGCAGCACATGGGCGTGGACCCTGACTGGCTGTCACCACCGGAGGACGGCGACTGGCTCAGGTCGGCGCTCGAAGACGCGGCGAATTGGGCGGAGAAGTCCGGCGACACTGAGCGGGCCGCGAAGATACGCAAGGTGCTGTGGCCGGTCGTCGAGTACAAGAACTCGTACGAGTGTCGCGGGTGCGGCGAGAAGTGGGACGACGTGTACGACTGCCGGGTCGACGACGAGTGCCCAAACTGCGGCGTGGACAATGCACCCCACGAGAGTGTGAGGATCTGATGCCCCACGTCCACGACTACAGGAACGCGAAGGGCGGCGTACGCTACGACGGCTGGACGGACGAGAGCTGGAAGGGCGTGTTCAACTACTACAAGAACAACACCCTTACCGACGTGCCGGACGGTGGCCCGTGCGCGATCAGCTACAAGGGGTACTTGGACTTCAAGTGGCTGGCCGAGATGGGCAACGAGCACGGGCAGCGCGGCGGCTGGATCGAGAACATCGCGTGGTACTGGTACGCCTCGCGCAACAACCTCGACAGGAGCATCGAGGGCGAGCACGCCAGCTACACGTCGGTTATGTCCGCTGTCGTTGCGTACATCATTCACTTCGACCTGCCGGGCGACATCGAGATACTGTGCGAGTACGCCCGACAGCGGCTCTTCAAGCAGCGAGGCTGGCGTGTCCGATCCGACAAGGAAAGTGCTGATCTACCTGCCGGGTAACATACCGGCGTGGGGCACGGCCGAGGATCGCAGGCGGATGGTGGAGGAACGAGCGGTGTTCGAGATGAACCCACAAGGAAAGGTGGTGCCCGCCAACGGCTGGCGCGACAAGCACGGCGTACGCACGCACTATGTCAACGGCGTCGTGCACCACGACACCGAGCCTGCGTACATCAACAAGGCGACCGGCGTTACGGAGTGGCGCCGACACGGCAAGCGGGATCGACGTGATGGTCCCGCCGTGATCAACATCGCCAATGGTATTAGCGAGTGGTGGGTCGACGGCAAGCGACTGACAGTCACGTCGATTGAAGCGTACGCCAAGGCGCTGTTCCCCGAGCACACGACCGAGTTGGCCGTCCTCTCGTACATCGTACACATGGGGCTACCTCTCGAAGTACAGCACATGCTGCGCAAACTGGAGCAGCCCAACACGGACGAGCACAATGTCTAACCGAACTTTCAAAGACCTGCGTGCGAAGTTCAAGACGCGCAAGCCGAGCAAGAAGATCGCCAACAACACCTACGCGGTGCGCTACATGGCGAAGTGGCCGCATCTCGCCGAGCCGCAGGAAACCATCGCGGTCATTCTGCACTACACGGCGATCGTCTACCACTGCAGGGACGCGTCGGCGTCGTTCAACCACGAGTGGGTCGACAGCAAGACCACGCGCGCCCGGATGCGCAGTCTGCAGGGGGGCTCACGTCGGTTCGATAAGGGCGCGCTCACCGGCGTCGCAGAGCTTCCTCGCCTGGGCCAGGAGTCCAAGTGCTTCACGTCCTGCGTGCGAAGCGTGCGCGTCGCCGCCGATCTTTCCTCGACGTACGTGGTCGAAGAGTCCGCCGGGCGCACCACGATCTGGCAGCCCACGTCGAACGGGCCGGTTGCGTACGATGTCCGTACCGACACTGTTGCGATTGACCACGCCATGAAGGCCATGTGCAAGGACGTGCAGGACGCGTTCGGCGAGTTGGCGCTGGTCGGCGAAGCCATGTCGTTCGGCGACACGGATCTTGTGGACAAGAACATCGCCCGTGCGACGAAACTGTTTCTCGACGGCGTTAAGCCCGACGCGGTCGTCGACGCGCTCGTGTTCCGTCGCAAGCGTCCTGCCGGCTTGAAGGGGCGTCTGAGCAAGCGCGTGCAAGCGGTTGGCGCGGCTCGCCGCCTTGCCGCCATGATCGCCGACAACAGCGATAACTACCATTCTGTGTGGCAATTCACGTCGGCACGTCAACTCTTAGGCGAAACGTATCTCGTGAACAGGAGCACCGGCGAGTGTGTCCCGCTCGATCTTGACGAGCCGGAGAAGCAAGATACGTGGGCGTTGTTGGCAGCACGCAAGCACATGAGCGGAGCGCATGAACAAGTCGTACCAAAAGCTGGCGAAGCGCGCGATGACGCCCGGCTCGGGAGTGGCGCCGGTCGGGTTGAAGCACTGGCCGGGTAAGAAGGCCGAGCAGTACACGCTCGCTCGATTGAGCGCGACCGGGCACGCCATCGACTACCACTGCCGGTACGGCATGGCTGTCCCGTACTACCCCAAGTGCGACAGCCAGGCCGATGGCGTTCCGTTCACGGTGCATGACGCCGTCATCCGCTACAAGGGGTTGTCCATCCTGCAGATCGAGCCGAGCGGTGTGGCACGGGCGCCGGCAGACCCCGGCGATGGGAACGTGCCCGAGTTCGTCGGATGCTTCAACGACAGGCTATACATTCCGGGCGAGGGGTCGTACGTAGTACGCACGGACAGCGACCGGATGCGCGAGGTCTTCGTCGTTGCGAAGCGCCTCGCCGACGAGCTGGGTGTGGTGATGGAGCTGCTGCCGCCGGCTACGTTAGAGCGCGTCGCGGAGGCGATGCCGACGACGACTGACTTCATCGCCGAGTGCGTGTCGCTGGCGGTCTGTGCGTACCGCAGCGGCGGGTCGGCCACGGACACAGCCGTCCGTAGTATGACCATCGGAGAAGTGAACGGCGTGTCGCACGAACTGGCCTGTGTTGTTGGTTTGTTCACCAATTTGTGCGTAGTATCCGAGGAAAACCCGCTAGGGGTAGACGTGGTGCTCGGGGTCACGCGCCTCGTGCATGTCGATACCGGCGAGACGCTGGAGCTGTTTACCCGGTCGCCAAAGTGGTGACTGACAGTCACGGAGACGAGGATGTCGAAGAAGCTGGACGAGGCGGCGAGCGAGGCGCTGCACACCAAGGCGCTGCTGGCCAAGGTGAAGATCACGATCTACACGGCTCGCGTGAAGGACGCCCGCGCCGGCCAGGAGTTGGAGAAGTTCATGGGCGCCGAGGTCGGCGTCGGTCAGTACACCAAGACGCTCGTGTCGAAGCAGCTCACCAACCGCATGAACGCGACGGTGAAGCAGGCCCGGCGCAAGTTTGAAGAGATCACGCTGCCGTGGGGCGACGACGGTGCACGCCTACTCCCGACCGAGCAGTGGCTTCCCTTCAACGACACGTTCGAGACGCACCGTCAAGAGTTCTGGAACACGGTCGAGGACTTCCTTCGGGGCTACGAAGAGCACCGCGCCAACAAGCGCCGGCTCGGCAAGCTCTACAAGGACAAGGACTACCCGCCGGTGGAGACGGTGCGCAAGCGCTTCACGTTCGAGGTCACGTACTCGCCGGTGCCAGAGAGCGGCGACCTGCGTGTCGATCTCGCCAACGGCCGGCTCGCCAAGCTCAAGCAGGCGGTGGACGAGAGCGTGAAGGACGAGCTGGGGTACGCGCTACGTTCGGTCTTCTATCGCATCCACGATGCGGTGCAGAAGTTCCACGACCAGATCACGTCCGAGGATTGGGTGGGGGTGAGGCCCAAGACGTTCGAGCACATGCAGTCGTTGGCCAAGCTGCTCCCCTCGCTGAACGTGGCGGACGATCCGAAGCTGGCGGAGGTGATCAAGACGCTCAACGAGCAGATCGTCGTGCACGACGCGAGTGACCTGCGCAACCTGCAGGGCAAGCCGATCAACCCGGCGGCCAAGCGCGCAGCGACGCAGGCTGCGGCGAAGATCTTGAAGAAGCTGAGCAGCGAAATGTGAGGGCGGGCGTAGCCCGCGACCGAGCGAAATGTGAGTGCGATGCTCAGACCAAAGGATAAGCGCCCGCTCGCGGACGCGGGCGTTGCCCGATGTCTGCGTTTGTTGTACGATGAGACACTTAACCGAAAGGACACCGCTACCATGCACAACTCTCCCATGCCCGACGCCGAAAACCTGCTGCGGGTCGGCGCGCTGCCTCGCATCAAGGAAGCCATCGACGGTCTGCACGAGGCGATCAAGCGCGTGCCCAACACGGGCCTCCGGCAGGCCATGCTCGGGCACCTGCACACGCTGGCCACCGAGATGCTTCACCAGCAGTCGAACCTCAACGAGCACAAGCGGGTGATCCGCGACGCCATCGAGGTGATGAAGGCGATGCAGGGGCCGCAGCTTTTCACCCACGAGGGGCAGCCCGTACGCGGCGCCATCATCGGAGCCTGGATGCAGGACGTGCAGGACTGCATGGACGGCACCACGACGGATCACTACGGCCGGCAGATGAAGGCCGAGAACGCCCGCGATCCGATGCCGCGCGTCGTGCAGGGCATGACCGGCTACCCCGTCCCCCACGCCAGGAGTTCGTGACATGAAGGAGGCGGGCTTCTGGCTGGCGTTCGGACTGTCGCTGGCGTTCGTCGCTCTCGCCACCATCGGGCAGGCAGGATGCACGATCGAGCGCGTGCAGTGCCGCGTGCAGACCGAGTGGCACCCCAGGTTTGGCAACACGCACAAGGCAATATGCGATGACCCCACGGAGAAGTCGCGCCCGTAAGGCGTCCGTATGTACCGTGTTCGCTGTCGCGCTGCTCGTCTCGTGCGGCGCACACGCAGCGACCAACTACAAGTTCGGCGTCGGGCTCTACAAGCTGCCCGACGAGCGTGAAGGCATCGTTCATACGTCCCATGTGGCCGTGGTGGATGGTGCTCGGCCACCACTACGACGTGTTCGGAGCGTAAGATCGGCGCGCTGAACAGCCTCCTGACGATGATCGAGGTGCTGAAAGAACTCGGAGTGAAGCCATGAGCATACCGCCACACCTACTTCGGCCGGACCTGTCGGCGCTACGTTTTGGCCCGCTGCGCATGGACAAGACCGTAAACGGATGGGTGTGCGGGCTGGAAGGGGAGGGCTGGGCGCGAGCCGCGATATGGGTTCCGAGGGCGCACAGGCCGACGCTCGATGGCCAGTTCCGCACGTACATGCGAGGCAACGTGCACGCCCACGAGGCAGGTGGGCTCGTCTACCTCTACATATCGGCCGTTGGCGACGAAGTCACTGCCGCGCTGTTGCTTGATGAGTACACGAAGAAACTCGAAGAGCTGGGGTACAGACCGACATGAAGCAGTGCGTCAACGGCTACAGGTGCGAGCTGTACGCCGCTGGGGCGACGGCGGAAGTGCACATTCATGTGCGGCACGGTGCTCTCACCCTGCGCGACGTGTTTCGTGGGGACATGCTAGTCGCGAGAGTTATTCGGAACGGTGCGGACTGCACCGTTTGTGTGGTTCGAGAAGGCGACATCGTGACAGCCGCGTTGCTCGCCGATGAGTACACGAAGAAACTCGAAGAGCTGGGGTACAGACCAACATGAAATACGACGTACTCGTCCTAGACTACGAGAGCTACTGGTCGAACGACTACTCGCTCAGCAAGATGAACACCATCCGCTACGTGCGTGACCCGCGCTTCAAGTACCACGGCGCCGCGCTCAAGCTGAACGGTGCGCCGGCCGAGTGGGTGACTGGCAGTCACCTCAAGTCGGTTCTGCAGAACGACATCGACTGGTCGAAGACCCTGCTGATCGGCCACAACCTGCCGTTCGATGGGCTCATCCTCGCCGAGATCGACGAGTGCCACCCGCACACCTACGTCGACACGCTCGGCATGGCGCGATGCGTGCTCGGCGGCACGGTCCCGTCTCGCTCGCTGGACGCCGTGGCCCAGCACTACGGGCACGTCGGCAAGCTGGAGAAGGGCGGCGCGCTCTACGCCACGAAGGGCGTCCGCGACCTGTCGCCCGAGCAAGAGCGCACGCTGGGTGCGTACGCCTGCCAGGACGCCGAGCAGACCGCCCTCATCTTCCGATCGATGTGGCCGGAGTTCCCGAAGAAGATGCTCGCCACACTCGACTGGACCGTCAGGATGATGACCCAGCCGGGCATCGTCCTCAACGCTGACGTGATGCGCGAGTGTCACGAGACGGAGGTGGAAATCAAGAGGAACGCCGTCGCGAACTGCCGCCTCACCAAGACGCAGCTCAACAGCAACAAGCAGTTCGCGGACATCTTGCGCGAGCACGGCATCGAGCCGCCGACGAAGATCTCGCGCGCCACGGGCAAGGAGACCTACGCGTTCAGCAAGACGGATCAGGAGTTCGTCGACCTGCAAGACGATCCGAACACCGACGTTCGCGATCTCGTGCTCGCCCGCCTTGCGGTGAAGTCGTCGATCGAAGAGACCCGGTCGAAGGCGTATCTCGAACTGGCCGAGGACGGCAAGCTGTGCCCGGTCCCGCTCGCTTTCTGCGGGGCGATGCAGACCGGCCGCCTGTCGGGGCAGGAAGGGCTCAACTGGCAGAACGTCGGCCGCTCGTCGAAGATGCGCGACGGTGTCGAGGCTCCCGATGGGTATGTGTTCGTCGAGGCCGACAGCTCCAACATCGAGCTGCGCGTGGTCGCCAAGTTCTGCGGGCAGGACGATCTCGTCGAGACGCTGCGCGTCGGCGGCGACGCGTACTCCGACTTCGCCACGACGCTGTTCGGCGTGCCCGTGACGAAGGCGCTTACCAAGACGGATCCGATCGTCGCCAACTACCGCCAGACCGGCAAGGTCGCGATGCTCTCGTCGCAGTACCGCGTCGGCGCGCGGACGTTCCAGAAGATGTTGTGGGTGCAGGCCGGCTTGCGCGTCAGCGAGGACGAGGCCGAGCGCATCAACACGCTGTACCGCAAGACGTACACGGGCATATCGGGGATGTGGACGCTGCTCGACAAGCAGCTCAAGACCATGGCGACGGGCGCGGTTCCGCCCGATCTCGACCCGACGCACCCGATCATCTGGCACAGCGACAGCATCGAGTTGCCTTCGGGCTTCAAGCTCAAGTACCCCGACCTGCGCTACATCACGGACCAGCAGACCGGGCGCAAGTCGCTGGCGTTCACGTTCTTCGGCGGCAAGTCGAACGGCCTCAAATACATCCACGGCGGTACGCTGCTGGAGAACCTGGGCCAGTCGCTCGCCCGCGAGATCATCGACCCGCAGGTGCAGAAGATCCGTCGTCGGTATCCGGTGCTGCTGCAGGTGCACGACGCCGTGCTCGCGCTCGTCCCCGAGGCGGAGGCCGAAGAGGGTGTCGCCTACGTTCGCGAGTGCATGAGTGAGGCGCCGAGCTGGTGGCCGGGCATCCCGATCGCCTGCGAGGCCGGCTACGGGAAGACATACGGAGGTATCAAGAAAACATGAGCGGACCCGACATTGAGTTCGAATGGGTTTGGGTGGACGCCACGCTTGAGGATCTGACGGAGATCGTAGGATGACGAGTGACCACATCGACACCGGCGACATCATCGAGCGGTATGCCATGACTACGGACATCAATCTTGACGGGCACGGCCCGCTGGGGTATGAGATTGCCCAGGCGGCGCGCACCCTGGACGGGTTGGTCAACGGGCTTGGCGTCGGCGAACGACTTCTCAAAGCTCGCGAGCATATTCGTGCGGTGTTGCTGCTGGTCGAGCCGATAGTCCAACGGATCGACAAGCCATGAACATCATCCACTCGCACTCGGCGCTCAAGCGCTACGAGAACTGCCCGTGGCAGTACAACCAGATCGCTGTCACGAAGCAGGTCAAGGACGTGCAGTCCAAGGCCGGCGCGTACGGCGAGCAGATGCACAAGGCCATCGAGCACCGGGTAGGCGAGGGCACTCCCTTGCCGCCCAACTTCGCGCAGTACGAGCAGCTTGCCCAGGCCGTCGAGCAGATCCCCGGCGAGAAGCACGCCGAGTTGAAACTGGGCATCACTATCGACTTGGACGCGTGCGACTACTTCGACAAAGAGCGCTGCTGGTTCAGGGGCATCGTCGATCTCGTGATCCTGCGCGGCCCGCACGCGATCATCATCGATTGGAAGACGGGAAAGTACAGGGGCGGCGACGGCCAGGCCGAGCGCTGCGCGGTCCTCGTGTTCGCGAAGTTCCCCGAGGTGCAGACCATCGACAGCCGCTTCATCTACATGAAGGAGCGGCACATGGCGAAGGACACGTTCCATCGCAGTGACATCAGTCACCTGATCCGCGACACGAATAGCGTCGTTGCGGACATCGAGCACTCGCTGGCCAACAACTCGTGGCCGAAGAAACCGAGCGGTCTTTGCGGCTGGTGTGCCGTGAAATCGTGCGTTCACTGGCGCGACAGGGGGAACAAATGAGCGACCCAACAAGGTACTTTTCGTCGGTCGTGTTGAACCCCGACGACACAGTCGCGGTAGGCCCCGACGCGCACTCGTCGTCGTTTGTCGGCGTCGACATCGACAAGCTGCGGCAGCAGCTCATGAGCTACAAAGACATGCAGACCAAGCGCACCAACCTCGACAAGCTGATCGCGGCGCTCGCCGTGTGCGCCGACCACGGGCTGGACCTGATCAACGATAAGCAGGTCGCGCTCGACAAGGAACCTCCAAGCGAGGACGCGCTGCGAGCAATCGCCGACAAGGCAGGGACTACGCCTGGCGTCGTTGCAGACGTGTGGAAGCTGCTCGTGACGTGGAGCGGATGACATGGTGATGGGCGTCTACAAATCGCGCGGCGTGTACCTCCCTCGCGAGGTGCGCTACGGACAGGAACGCACCGAGCGCATGCTGATCAACCCCGACTGCGTCGTGCAGGACGCGGACAACATGCGCGCGTTCCTGATCGAAGTGCTGCTCGTGCAGGGCGGCGAGCACGACAAGATGAAAGACCACCCGAAGTATTGGGACGCGGTCAGGGCGGGGCTCGTCAGGATCACGCTCGACCGCAAGAAAGTTGTACTGACGAGTAGAGGCGAAGCACTGCTGCAGACAGCAACGGGAGGCGGGGATGGACAAGCAGGCGCGTGACGCGTTGGAGTACGTGGGGCAGACGGGGCAGATGTTCCCATCGCTGCAGCTCGGCGGCATCGACGCCGACCGCAAGCGGGTCGTGAGCTACCTCACGGTGAACGGTCTCGTCGAGTGGGACCGCGTCGAGTTCAAGTACAAGCTCACGTCGAAGGGGCGGCATGCGCTCGCCGGCTCGGAAGTGAGGGGCGATGTTCCTCAAGCCGCATGAGGTTGCGGAGATGCTTCGGGTTTCGGTGCGCTCGCTGCAGCGCACCGACATTCCGCACTTCTACCTGCACCCCACGACCCGGCGCGAGAAGCGCTATAGGATGTCCGACATCGAAGCGTTCATCGAGAGCCAGCAGAAATGTCCCTCACCAAGCGAACAACCAAAAAAGCGGATGGGTCGAAAACGGTCACATACCACTACGACTTCGTCGTCGCAGGCCAGCGGTTTCAAGGGAGTTGCGGCACGGCTGATCGCCGAAAAGCGGAACAGGTCGAACGAGAGGCCCGCGCCGGCGCGTTGAAGTCGCAGGAGGCTCGCGCGCAGGAGCCAGACCGGATGACGGTCGGGACCGTCATCGAGAAGTACCACGCCGTCCGTGTGAAGGACCGCCCGTCCGAAGACACGACCATGGTCCACCTCATGCGCATCGAGGAAACGCTGGGCTCCGACCGCGCCTACGCTACAGTCGACGGCAACGACGTGACCCGCCTGATCGAAGCCTGGCTGGGCGCGGCTACCGGGCGCGGGCTCGGCAAGCGTATCAACGGCGCCGGCATGAACCGCATGATCGTCCGGCTGCGCGGCGTGCACCTGTTCGCGAAGAAGGCGCTCAAGGTGCCGGTGCAAGACATCGAGTGGTCGCTGTACTGGCAGAAGGAGGCCGGCGAGCGCATTCGCTACCTGACCCCGGAGCAGGCCAAGCAGCTCGCCGACGCGCTGCCGCAGCACCTCGCCGTGGCGATGCTGTGGACCCTCTTCACCGGCGCTCGCAGGATCGAGACGCAGTCGATGAGGTGGGACCGCATCGACTGGACCGCCCGCACGGCGGACGTGCTGACCAAGGGCGGCGGGCGCAAGCAGCTCCCCATCGGCGCCCAGGCGTTGAAGCTCCTGCAGTCGATGCCGCGCAACAGCGAGCACGTCTTCGACTTCACGAACCACCAGCGCGAGTGGGAGCGCGCATTGAAGCAGTGCGGGATCGCGGACTTCCACTGGCATGACCTGCGGCACACGACGGCGACGTGGCTGGGCCACCGGGGCGTCGGGTTGCAGATCATACAAAAGATCCTCGGCCACTCCAGCATCAAGCACACGATGCGCTACGCGCACGCCGTTCGCGAGGACGTGCAGGCTGCGGTCGATCGTTTGCCCGGTCTGGACGACGCCAACGTCATCACGCTGCCGGAAAACCGGCTGCAGAAACCGCGTACTGCAGGGTGATAAAAGTCCCTGCAGAGAATTAAATAACCCGCGTAAACCCCTGAATTTACAAGGCTTCTCGAATGGCGTATATAGTCCGAGACGACTTGTGTCACAAGTGGAGTTCTTGAAGGGGCAGTCCCGTGAAAATGCCAGTAAACACAGGGGTTTGCGCGCACCATCCGGGGTCCGAAAGCCGGACAACGGAGCGCTAGAACCGGACACGAACACAGTGCGTACCAGAAGCCGAAGTCCCTGCAGTAGTCCCTTCACCAGTTCCCGGTTTGTCCATACAACAGAACAACGTCCGCAGGTACAACACACCATGACCACCATCGCCTTCGACGGCGCGCTGCTCGTCGCCGACACCCTCTGTTGCTGGGTCAACATAAAGGAGCAGCGGGTCGTCACCAAGATCCAATTCAGCAAGGGCCGCTACTTCGCCGTCGCCGGCACGGACGGGCTCATGCAGTACCTCATCGACTGGTTCGAGAAGGGCGCCGACGTGGGCAAGCTGCCAGCCACCCCGCACGGGTGGACGCTCGCGGTCGTCGAGCGCCGTGGCGGCGAGTGGGTGTCCACGCAGTACGATAACGGCCAGCCCCACGGGTGCGCCATGCCGGCCAAGTGGGCGATCGGCACGGGCAAGGAGTTCGCGCTCGGCGCAATGCACGTCGGCGCCTCGGCGCTCGACGCGGTGTCGGCCGCTCGCGACCTCGACGTGCACACGGGCGGCCCCCTCCAGTGGTTCAGCGTCACCACTCCGATCAAGCGTGGCCAACAGGCGAAGAAGTTCTGCTCGGACGCCGCATACAACTCGAAGGAGCGCGTGTGATGAACATCAGCAGTCCAGACTTTTGGTTCGCGGTCGCCGCGAGCATCCTGGCCGTAGGCGCCTACGGCTTCGTCATGCTGACCATCGGTCGCTGGCTGGAGCGTGGCCGGGAAACATCGGCGTGGGTGGACATGCTCCTCACGGCCAACCCGAGGTGCATCCACTGCTCGGGCACCGGCTGGGTGTCGTGCTACGAGGAAGCCGCCCTAACGCACTGCCCGTGCAGCAAGCGTGGCGACGAGCCCCCGACCTCGGGGAGTGCGCTATGAGCATGACCCCCGAAGGGAGAGTGAAGAGCAAGGTGCGTGACTTGCTTCGCTCCGTAGGCGCATGGTATGTTACCCCCATCGCCAGTGCGTACAGCCGGGCCGGCGTCCCCGACTACATCGCGTGCCACCAGGGGCGCTTCATCGCCATCGAGTGCAAGGCCGGCAAGGGCAAGACCACCAAGCTGCAGGACCGCGAGCTGGCCGACATCACGAAGGCCGGCGGCATCGCGCTCGTGATCAACGAGCACAACTTCGACGAGCTGCGGAGCTTCTTCGGGCTGCCCGGCAAGGAGAGACTATGACTGCCAGTCACCTGACCAACAACATCGCCCCTCGGGCGGTCTACCCCGGCTGGTTCGTCTTCGACGACGAGCACTACGACACGATCGCGAGCCACCTGGGCTCGGCGAAGCAGATCAGTACGGCGTCCGCTGGCACTTTGGTCGCCGTGCCGCGCGATCTAGCCCACGCGCAGAAGCTCGCGTCGCTGGGCTACGACGCGCCGAGCCCGATGCTGGAGAGCTATGACTGGCCTGGGCGGTTCCAACCCTTCGAGCACCAGATGGTGACGGCGGGCTTCCTGTCGCTGCATCACCGGGCGTTCTGCTTCAACGGCCTCGGGTGCGTGGACGCCGACACAGAATACCTGTCACCTACCGGGTGGCGGCGTATCGCCGACTACGCAGGTGGGCAGGTAGCGCAGTTCAACAACGACACGGGCCAAGCGGAGTTCGTTGACGGCGAGTTCGTTAAGTTGCCGTGCGATGAGATGGTCCACTTCAAGAACAAGTACGGCGTGGACCAGCTCTTGAGCCTAGAACACCGCATGCTGCTCGTCGATCACAAAGCGCGCAACGTGGGGCGCGAGAAGCGTGTAGTCATGCAGGCAGCCGAAGTGTTGGCGGGTGGAGTAGCGTGGGTCAACGGCACTCCACTGCCGACCGCAGGGTCGCGCAAGCTCGGGACGAATACCATCGCGTACAAAAGCGCGGCGGTACCGACCGTGTTCGGCGCTCCGGCCACGGCTGGCGTGGATATGTCGGACGACATGCTGCGCCTGCAGATCGCGGTCATAGCGGATGGGCGCTTCCCGTCGCGCACGCGACATTGCGTAGTTCGCTTGAAGCGCCAGCGCAAGATCGACCGTATGCACGCGCTGCTCAAGGCCGCAGGGGTCGAGTACCGAGTGTGCCAACCCGAGTACGCGTCGGCCAAAGGGTACAGCGTGTTCAAGTTCGCTGCCCCGCGCTCCGACAAGGAGTTCGGAGAGTGGTGGTGGGCGTGCAGTCCGGGTCAGCTCGCGACGGTCGCCGACGAGGTGCTGCATTGGGACGGCACACAGAGCGACCGGCGGAGGGTGTTTTCGACAACCGCGCGGGCGTCCGCCGACTTCGTGCAGTACGCGTTTTCGGCTACGGGCCGCACCGCGCGTGTCGTGGCCACGGTACGTGAGGACAAGGGTCACACCGAGTTCACCGTTACTGTCACCGATCGCCAACACGTCGGGCTGGCCGGCTCAAGAGCGGACGGTACTCGGCTGCTCAACGCGAAGGTCGTCGGCAGTTCGGACGGCTTCAAATACTGCTTCATGGTGCCGAGCACGTTCCTCGTGCTTCGTCGCAACGGTTGTGTGTTCGTCACGGGTAACACCGGCAAGACGGCGGCGGCGCTGTGGGCCTACGACTACCTGCGCCGGGAAGGGCTCGCCGGCCGCCTGCTCATACTGTGCCCGCTCTCGTGCACCGAGGCGGTGTGGTCTCGCGAGTGCTTCAACATCCTGCCGCAGACCGTCGTCGGTCTGATGACCGGCTCGAAGAAGAAGCGGCTCGCCGCGCTCGCCAACACGAGCGCCGAAATCCTGATCCTGAACCACGATGGCCTGCGCACCATCTGGCCCGAGCTGGCGAAGGACACGACGATCACGCACATCATCTGCGACGAGGCGACGGCGTACAAGAACTTCCGCGCAGACGTGACGAAGGCGCTGCGCGCCATGCTGCACGACCGCTCGATCTGGATGATGACCGGCACGCCGATGGCACAGACGCCGGAGGACGCGTGGTCGCTGGGCCGTATCATCTGCCCACACATCATGCCGTCGTCCATGAACGCGTACCGCGACAAGGTGTGCACGGCGAAGGTCGTGAACTACGGCCCGAAGTCGGTGACGAAGTACACGCCCAAGCCCGAGGCCGAGGTGAAGGACTACGTCTTCTCCATGCTGCAGCCGGCGGTTCGGTTCGCGAAGGAGGACTGCGTCGACATCCCGCCCGTGCAGCACCTCGACTACTACGCACCGCTCAGCGACGAGCAGCAGAAGGCGATCGACGAGATCGGCAAGCAGTGGGTCTACGAGGACCAGCAGTCGGGTACGGCGGTGCTCGCGCAGACTGCGGCGGCGCGCATGTCGAAGATCCACCAGATCTACCAGGGCGTTGTAATCGGCGATCAGGGCACTGTCGAATTTGACTGGTCCCCGCGTTTCGAGTTACTATGTGAACTGATCGAAAGCGCAGTCGGCAAGTCGATCGTGTTCGCCACCTACACCGGCGTGATCAGCCGACTGGTTCGCGAGTTGACCGCCCGGTACGGCGAGGGGGTCGTCGAGAGTGTCACCGGCGACACGTCGGGCGGCCAGCGCGGCGACATCGTGAGCAGGTTCCAGGCAGTCGGTGGTCCGAAGATCCTCGTCGCGCATCCCAAGACGGCGTCGCACGGACTGACGCTGACTGCGGCCGACACGACGATCTGGTGGGGCGTGTACTTCTCCGCCGAGGGCTACGAGCAGGCGAACAACCGAATGGACCGGCCAGGGCAGGTGAACCACATGCTCATCGCCCACATCCATTCGACGCCTGCGGAGCTGAAAGCCTACCAGGGTGTGAAGCAGAAGCAGCGGCTCCAGTCGATGCTCTTGGGCATGTACGCCGAAGAGACGACGCGGGTGGCCAGCATCAAGACGAGAAGGAGAGCGGCATGAGCCTCACCAAAGAACAGCGCGACGAGGTGTTCGCGATCATCGAAGCGTCGATCCTCGAAAAGCACCGCGTCGCGGTGCTGGCCGCGCTCGACACGAACGGGCCGGCTATCGTCGAACGGTTCTTCGCGCGCTCCGGCTACATCACGCACTCGGAGACGATCAAGGCGCTCGACGCGACCGTCGCGAACGAGCTTCGGCAGCGCAGCGACGTGATCACCGAGGCGCGCAGATGGATCGACGCGAACCTGCACGCGATCGTGCAGCGGGCCGTCACCGACATCATCGTGCAGCTCGTAGGTCACGCGCTCGCCGGCAACGCATCGCGGATCGCCGACACGTTCCTTCCGCCCGTGTTCGGCGCATACAGCAACGACGTGGCCGACGTGATTGACCGCGTTCGCGCAGGCATGCAGTCACACATGACGACGAGGGGGCTGTGACATGATCGGCCTCTACACATGCTTCGATGACGACGGCGGAACGCACGTCGTGCAGGTCGAAGCCCTCGCGAGGTTCAACGACGAGGATCACGCGAAGCTGCGTTGGCTCGACGACAGTGCCATCACGTTCGAGCCGACACACAAACTCGTCGAGAGCTGCACGTTCTTCGACGATCCCGAGAAGTGCCTTGCGTACTACAAACCGAAGGAGACTACCAATGACTGAGTTCGTCACGGCCGAAGAGACGCCGTTCGACAGCGTGTCCCTGTCGATCTCCACGATCAAGATGGAAGTGTACGGCGCGCACATCAAGACCGCGACTGGCGAGACGGCCAACGGCGTGTTCGGCACGCGCGAGGAAGCGTCCAAGTGGGTCGCCGATACGGTGCTCGCCCTGTATCCGTGGCTCACCGAGACGTGCGCCGGCGTCGCGAAGCTGACGTTCGGCAGCATCATCGCGATCCTCAAGGACGACCCGCGTGGTGAGGGCTTCTCGCTGGAGATGCCGCGCTACCACATCGAGAAGCTGCTGTGATCACCGCAGCCGATGTCGCGACTTTCTCGGGTCATCGGCTGATCGCCTACTACTGGCAAGCCGGCTATGCCTACGAAGTTCTCGGTACGTCGCTCATGACCGACGATGCGTGGGATAGCCTGGTTGCCAGGCTTCGGCGAGAGTGGGACGATTTGCCTTGCACCGAGCATCGTGATAAGATCTGTAAACGGTCGATCTTCGAGAGCACGAGCTTCCTGGGTCAGGCCGACAAGACACCGACGATCTGTCGCGCGGCGGCAAAGCGGCGGGTCGAAGAGCTTCAACCAAAACGGGGGATAGACGTGACTGAGCAGTCAGCCAACAAGATCGAGAAGGCGATAGGCGCGTACCACGCGCTCCGCGAGCAGCGCGCCCAGCTCAAGGCCGAGTTCGACGAGATCGACAAGGATCTCAAGGCCAAGATGGAAGCGCTGGAGTTCGCCATGCTCAAGCACATGGACGCGGTCGGCACTTCGCAGTTGAAAACTGCGGCCGGTATGGCGTATGTTGAGACATCAAAGACGCCGACGTGCGGCGACTGGCAGGCGCTCTACAAGTACATCGCGGAGAACGAGCGCTTCGACCTGCTGCAGCGGCGCCTCGGCGCCCAGGCCGTCAAGGACTTGGAGGCCGAGACCGGCGAGCTTCCGCCCGGCGTCACCATGTTGCAGGAGCGCGTTGTTCGTTTCCGGGCTCCCGGCTCGAAGGCGTAACCGAGTGGCAGTTCAAGTTGTGTAGCGTACACAGAGACTTCAAACAACCATGAGGACTAGACAGATGGCTTCTAACGCACTCACACTCCCGTCTCGCGCCAACGCGCTCTCCGGCCCCGTTCCGGCGCACATCGCCGCCCGTATGGCCGCTCGCCAGGCGTCGGGTCAGGAGTTGATGGCGGCTCGCCTGGGCGGCGGTGGCGGCAACTCGATCAACCGCATCTCGCTCAAGGGCAACCGCTTCAACCAGATCGTCGACGGCGAGACGGTCGCGATCTCCCCGCTGGCCCAGCTCGAAGTGGTGATCCTCGGCCTGCAGCCGGCGGTCGGCCGCCAGTTCTACGAGGGGGCCTACGATCCCAACGCGGAAGGCGTCGCACCGGCCTGCTTCTCGCACGACGGCGTTCGCCCTTCGGCGGCCTCGCCGAAGCCGCAGTGCGGCACCTGCGCCGGCTGCCCGATGAACGTCAAGGGCTCGAACACGGCGGGCAACTCCAAGGCCAAGGGTTGCTCCTACGTGCAGCGCCTCGCGGTCATGGTGCCCGGCGACGTGACCGAGAGCGTCTACGCGCTCGACATCAAGGCGCTGTCGCTGTTCGGCGAGGACAGCAAGAAGGAGGGCTACTTCAACCTCAAGAACTACGGCCAGTTCATCACCAAGCAGGGCGTGGATATGTTCGAGATCTACACCACGCTGCACTTCGATCCCCGCTCGTCGGTGCCGAAGCTGATCTTCACGCCGGGCGACTACCTCGACGAGGACTCGATGGCGTACGCGCTGGAGAAGATCGACACCGAGGTGCCGAAGATCATGAAGGCGTTCGGTGCGGCGGTCGACGCCCCTGCGGCCGAGGCCCCGGCGCCGCGCCAGACTTCGCTCAGCGCGGCGATCCAGCAGAACCAGGCTACCCAGGTAGCCCCGGCGGCTGCTGCCGCTCCTGCGCCTCGCCAGGCGGCTCCGGCGGCACGCGCTCCGGCGCAGGCTGCGGCGGCTCCTGCCGCGCGCCCGGTTCCGCAGGCGGCCCCGGCGGCCCCGGCCAAGTCGCTCCGCTCGGGTGCTCGTCCTGCTCCTGCGCAGCAGGCAGCTCCGGCGCCGGCTCCCGAGGCGATCGAGGGTGAGGTGCTGGATCCGCTGGAGGCCGCCACGACCAACGCCGCGCAGGCGGCCCAGGCTCGTCCCCGTCTCGGTGGCGCGCGTCCTCCCCAGCAGGCGGCTCCCGCTGCCGCCAAGCCTACCCTCGGTCGTGGTCGTGCGGTGACGCCCGTGCAGACCCCGAGCCAGCCGATGGGTGACTTCGATGAGGACGTGATGAACGCCCTCGGTCAGATGTAAGCGTCAACGAGGGGCGGCGTGGCCCACGCCGCCCCTCACTTCTGGAGGTTGTCATGTTCACGTTGTTCGACAGCATCGGCCAAGGGCTCCGCGATACGGAGCAGGCGGCCCGGCGCGCGGCGAGCGCCAAGCTCCAAGTCGTCGAGGACTATCTGAACCAGCACGCAGCCCGGTCGGTGATCATCGAGAACGGCCGGCGGCGCGGCCCCACGCTCATCAGCGGTCAGACGCCCTACGCGTTCTTCTACCCCGACGAGATCCACTGGCTCATCCCGAGGCTGGCCTTCGAGAAGCACTGCCTGCGCGACCGCCTCAATCCGAAAGCTGTCCTAGCCGACATCGTACGACGCGGCGTGACGATAGAGAAACGACCGCACCCCGACAAGGTCGGCGCGGTCGTCGAGTTCGTAGTGTGGATCGAAGATAGACCAACCCTGGAGGACTGACGTGGCCATCAAGCTGAGCAAGGACGAGTTGAAGCGACGCGACGTGATCGTCGAAAAACTGCGGACAGCGGCGCAAGATTTACAGATCGCGGTCGACAACTACAACGAACAAGTCCAAGCGTTGAAGGCCGTCGTCGAGGCCGCGCACGAACTCTACAACGAAGCAGTCAGCGAAGCCCACGAGTTCTCCGCAGAGATCGACTGCCGCCTCACCGACGAGATCGGCGAAAAGTCGGAGAAGTGGCAGGATGGCGAGAAGGGCCAGGCGGCTACCGCGATGCAGGAAGCGTGGGCGAGCGCAGGCTTCGACGCCGAGGCCGAGCTGGAGTGGCCGGACGATCTGGAGTTCGACGATCCCGACCACGCCTCGACGCTGGAGAGCCTGCCCACCGAGCCCGACGCTTAGAGACCACTGATCCTGTCGCGTACAAATCTGTCGAAGTCCTGGGCGGCTCCGTTGAGCCGCCCTTCTTTTTGCCGCAGCAGGAACTCGTTCACGAGCCCCTTGCGCACGTCGCGGATCGCCGCCGCCTTCTCGCCGTCGCCCTTGGATTTGGCCTGCTGCGCGGCCTGGTTGATCACCGCGCCCGCCTCGTCGAACGCGCGCTTGGTCTTGAAGACCGCCGGCGCCTCGGGGTTGGCGTCGAGGAATGCTTGCTCGCGCGGGCCGATGGTCCGCTTCTTACCCCTCGCCTGCTTCATCCCGCCATCTTCCGCGTCGAGTAGCTTCGCTCGCTCCCACGCCTTGACCAGCGGGTCGTGGGTCTCTTCGAGGAACTTGCGGTACTGGCGGGCCTCGTAGCCGTCCGCCGAGAAATCACGGCGGACGCCGATCTTCGACACGTCAAGCAGGGTCTTGTCGCTGTTGCCTTGCGCCCATTTGCCGATCTCGACGAGCGTGGACCCGACCCAACCGAACTGCTGGACGCCATGGGCGTAGATTTCCGGCTGCCAGTCGGGGCCGCCGGCTTCGCGCACCATCGTCGCGATCTCCGAGAACGCCTGCGGCGTGGACTTGCGACCCATGTCGGACGCGAACTTGGGCTTGCCCGGCAACGGCTCGTCGTAGACCTTCTGGCCGAACGCGTTGCGGTTCCACACGACCTGCGAGATCGGCTGCAGCAGCGACGGAGTTATGCCCGCCAGCAGCGAGCGGGCTACCGTGTCGCTGCCCTCCGGCGCCTGCACGCGCACGCCAGGGACCGTGTTCTGCAGCACGACGTTGGTGTACTCCTTCGCCAGCTCGCCCGTGTCGGCGTAGCCCAGCGAGCGCAGCGCGATGATCGTGCCGATGTTCGAGAAGATCTGGTGCATACCGTACTGCTGGGGCAGCAGGAACGGCCGGTCGCCAGGGCCGGCGATGACGTGGTTGCGGAACCACGAGCCGGTGGCGAGCTTCTTCGCCCGGTCCTCCCCGTCGTCGTCCGTGCCCATCATCTGCGACGCGGCCATGGTCGTTGCGAACCCGACCGCCGCGAGGTAGGCGGCGAGCGGCCAGTTCAGATCCTTCTCCCAGCCCGCCTTCAACCGCTGGAACTTCTGCCCGTTGGGGCCGTCGACGACTTCAAGAGGGATCTCGCCGCCGCGCCACGCGCGCCGCGTGACCATGGAGTGCAAACCCGTCAGCGACGGCTGCACGAACATATACGCCGCCTGCAGCCATTGGCTGTTCATGCCGTCGTGCATTCCCGAGCGCTGGTTGAAATCCAGCGACGTTGTGCGCGCCTTGACGAGCGCGCGGTCGGCGGGCACGCCCATCTCGGTCAGGCCGATGTAGACGCCCAGGCGGTGCGAGTTGTCGAGGAACGTGCCGATGCTCTCCATGTAGTCGGTGGTGACGCCGACGCCGCGCGACACGACGTTGCGCCCACCCTCCAGATCGTTGAGCGCCCTGAACGTGTTCGCAGGATCGACGAACCGCCCGAAGCCGATCACGCCACCCCCTTCGACGTACTCTACGGCAGCCGCGCGCATGTCGAACGCGCGCTGCGCGGCCTCGCGGTCCCCGTCGTACTTCGGCAAGAGGTCGTTGACCGACTGCGACTTCCACCGCTGTACGATCACCTCACGCTCGCCCGCCGACGCCATGAACAGCTCGCGCATGTCCCCCGACGTGTAGGCCGCGAGCATCGCCTTGCTCACGTTCTTGAGCTGGTCGGTGTTGAACTTCCGACGCTTCGACGGGTCGCCTTTGGCGTCCTCGGTGGCGATGGCTTCGAGCGCGCCCTGCACGTCACGGATCACGTTCGTCACCATGAAGGACGGCGACAGGGACGTGTAGAGCCGCCCCATGAACCGCGTCCCTGCGGCCACCATACGGAGCGCGGCGTTCGCCGGGTCGTCCGTCTTGTAGGTGTTCTGCAGCACCTCGGCGACGCCGGTGTCCTTGAGGGTGAGCACGCGCGTCGCGCCCGTGTCAGGGTCGCTCACTGCGAAGTCGGTGAGCATGAACTGGTTGGGGCGCTCCGGGTAGTTGAACTTGTCGCCCGCGTAGCTGATCTCGCTGCGCTTGCTCACCTTGCCCCAGCGCTCGCCGCCCGGCCGGTCGAAGGTTTCGGTCATGGCCCGCATGAACCGCTGGTTGACGTGGCGGGCGCCCATGAGCTGACCTTCGAGCATGAGCTGCGTTATGCCGTACTCGGCCTTCTGCTTGCGACCCTCCGCCGCGCCCCGGCTTTCGTTCATAGCCGAGAAGTCGTCCTGCCACGGGCGCGTGGCCCGCGCGTCATACTCGATGCCCTTCCTCGGGACGTAGTTGTCGTAGCCCGCCATCTCGGTGAGCACGCGATTGTAGTGGCCCGACGACAAGGCGTACTTCTTCGTCACGTCGCGCAGGCGCGTCAGCTCGCCGTTGGGGCCGGCGAGCGTTTCCAGATCGGCCGCGATGGGGATCTTGGCGATGAGCGCGGCGGCCTCGGCGTTGGTCATGCCGGCGTACTTGACGGCGGCGAGCTGCTGGTCCGCGTCGACGTTGGCATCGGTGACGATCGCGTCGAGCATCTGACGCGCACGCGCCGGGTCGATCGTTCCTTTGAGCGCGTTGTTGATGACCACCTCGCGCTGGCTGGCGAGCGCGTCGCTCTTGAGCTTGGCCTGCGTGGCGCGCAGCCACGCGTTCACCTCGGGCGCGTGCTTCGCCTGCGCCCAATCGTTGGCCATCTTGTGGACTTCGCCGAGCGTGCGCCCGTGCTTCTCGGCGATGCGCGACAGCGCGTCGTGTAGCGGCTTGACGTGGTTCTCGATGATCTCGCCGTTGACGACCCGGTCCTTGTCGGACTGCAGCGCCAGGAACATGCGATGCGCTCGCTGGTTGAGGACGCCCATCGCGCGGAACATGAACTGCATGTCGATCGATCGATCGAACAGGTAGCGCTCCATCTTGCGAAGCCGCGTCGGCCGGATGCGCTGCTCGCGCGGGTTGACGATCCGCTCCTGGGCCTGCAGCTCGTAGTCCTTCGCGTTGATCTTGTTGTAGTCGGGGTCGCGCACTGCTCGCACCTCGGCGAGCAGCGACTTCAACTCGGCTAGGCTCATGGCATCGGTCGTGCGGTAGCCTGCGCCGACGAGCGCGTCCTTCACGCCGTTGAGCGAGACCTTCCCGCCGTTGGTGTCCTTCGGCTGCTCGGCGGCGCGGGCGATGAACTCCAGCACTTGGTCTTCGACTTTCAGGCCCGGATAGTCCGCCTTGATCGCGTCCCACATGGCGCGCGACTGCGGGTCGCGGCCGATGCCAGCGAACACCTTGTCGACGAGCGTGTCCATTCCTTTCTCGCCCAGCACGCGCTCCAGCTTGTAGTGGCCGACGACTTCGTGCTCGATCGCCTTGCGAACGTCCGCCTCGGTGCCGAGCATGTCGGCGACGAGCCCGATTGTGGTAGTCCCGTCAACGTCGGTGTGGACGAACGCGCGAGCGTTGGCCGGCACGTCGCCGAACGCTGGATTGATTTCGCTGTGCGTACGGACAACAATCGCGTTGAGGCCCAGGTCTTTGAACGGCCCGTTGATGTAGTCGCTGGCGATCTGCGTGACGCGCGGCGCGCTGACGTGCGAGCGCGGGCGGTCGCCAACCGACGCCTTCGAGCGGGTGAAGATGGCCGGCGTCATGACGCCGAGACGCGACGGCGACAGACGGCGCGCGGTGTCGGCCTTGATGACGAGCCGGTGGCGCTCAGTCATCTGCCCCTTGCTCGCGGCTTCCATCGCGCTCTTGAACTCAGCAGCCCACACGGCCTCCTTCTTGGGGCTCTTGCGCGTCGGCACCATCTCGGCGATCTCGTTGGCCAGCTCGACATCCCGCGCGCCGTCGAGCAGGTGGTCGGTCATGTTGCGCGTCGTCCACTTGTCCGGCTGCTTGGCCTGCTTCTTTGGCGCGCGGACGACGCCGCCTGTCTCCTTGGCGTCCTGCACACCGGCGGCTACTTCGGCCCGCATCTCGGCTGGCGCGTCTGGAAGCTCGGCGCTCAGCACGTCGGCGACGGTATCGCCGGCCACGCTCTCCACGAAGCGGTGGCCAGGGTCGGCAAGCTGCTCCGCGACGCCCGCCGCGATCTCGTCGAGCCGGTCCTGCGGCAAGGTGTTGACGACGTGGTTCGGGTCAGCCGCGTCTATGGCGCGCGGGCGCTGGCGGAAGATCTGGTCGAACACTAGAGAGTTGACCTGATCGCGCAGGACTTCCGTCTGCGCATCCGGCGCGGCGAGGTCCGTCTGCCCGTACCGCTGCCCAAGCGCCTGCTCGACATCGCGCAGCGTCGGGTTCTCAGGCAGGCGGCTGGCGATCTGCGCGGCGATACGCGACGCGCTGTCTCGCGTCTGAGACTGCATCGCAACCAGCTCGTTGACCGGGCGGCGGGTGAACGCAGGGGCCTCTGGCTCGACCAGGCCGTCGATCGCGCGCGGGTTGCGCTGGCTGCCGAACTCCGGCGTGGGGGCCGGCCGGCTACCGAACGGCGCAGTCCGCGAGCCTGCTTCGAGTTCGTTGAGCGCGTAGGCGCGGCGCGCAGCGTCCGCGTCCACCTCCGTCAAGCCGTCCTGGGCTGCGCGAGCGATGTCGGCCTGGCGCTGCCGCTCACCTGCCGTCACACTGGCGTCGAAGTCGGCCGCCAGCTCGTCGACCGCCGCAGCCGCAGGCTGCGGATCGTTGGACGGCTTGCCCTTACCTTTCTGCGCCGCGCCCACGCCGGCGCCCATGAGGCCGCCCATGATGGCGCTGTCGATCAGGTCGTCGAACGCGGCCTTCGACGTGGCCGCCTCGCGGGCGAACGCCAGCTCGTTGCCCTTCTCGCCCTCTTCCATGCTGCGCCGCGTCGCCTCGCGGGCGACGTTGCTGCCGTACTGCTGGCCGACTTCCTGCGCGGCTTCTGTCGCGCCGCCCTTGGCCGCGCGCTTGACGATGCCACCGGCGTAGCCCTCTGCCGCTTCGCGCCCGAGCATGCGACCGAGCCCGCCTACGCTGACCGGGCCGACGAGCATCACGGCGGTGGAAAGGGCGTAGTCGTACTTGCTGGCGATGTTGCGCATCTGACGCGCCATCACCTTCGACACTTCCTCGTCGGGCACTTCCTTGCCGCGCGCTGCTTCGAGCAGCGCCTTCGTGTCGTGCCAGCCGACGTACTCCTTGTGCTTCTCGACGCCCTGCTCGATGATCGACTTCTCATACTTGGCGAGGTCGACTTCGGCGACGGAGCCGCCCGCCGCGAGCGCGCCCGTGCCGGCGACCGCAGCCTTGCCGAGCTTGGATATCGCACCGATCATGCGCGCGGCGGTGCCCGCCGCGCCGAGGCCGGGGACGAGCATGCCGAGCATATTCGCGCCCTGGCTGGCCCACATCCGAGGCGAGCTGAGCGCCTGCTTCGCGATCTCGTAGTTGCTCCCTTCCTCTTTGATCTTCGCCCACTCGGCCATCTGGTCCTTCGTGGCCTGCGAGCGGTTGTTCTCGGCGACCTTGTCGAGGTCGGCAATCGCATCGTCGGCGAACCGGCGGATACCATCGGCGAAACGGCCAACCACGTTCCGATCGGTCTCGTCGCCACCCAGCAGCCCGAGCACGGTCCCACTGACGCCGACGAGCCCCACGAGCCCCTGGCCCACGCCGGTAGCCGCGCCGACGCCCAACTCACGAACGAGGCCAACGTCGTCCTTGTCGTCCTTCTTTTTCTTGTCCGCCTTCTTCTCGGGCTGGAAGTCGGCGAGGTCGGCGAGCCCGGCCGCCTGCGCCATCAGCTTCGCCTCGATCGCCTTCTGGCGGGCCGCGTAGCCCTTCGAGCCGGGGTCGCCCGCCTGCTCCGCCGCCTCGGCCTTGACGAGGTTCTTGACGATCTTCTCGCGCGCCTTGTCGTCACCCTTGAGGTAGGCATCGCGCATGCCACCGTTCAAGAACCGCTCGGTCATGAGCAGGCGGTTGGTCTCCGCCTCGGCCGCCGCCGGGTTGTCGTCTTCCGCCTCGCCCAGGAAGTAGGAGAACTTGCCCTTGTTGCGGTCGATGATCTGGCGCTGCACCGATGGGCCGGTCTTCACCGGCGCCGGGTCCGGCGCGGTCTGGCGGGACGACGCGAACTTGGCGACAGGTGCCTCGCGCGCGAGCTGATCGGCAGCGTCCGCCGTATCGCCGCCGTCGTCTTGGGGCTCGGGCTCTTGCGCCGCTTCCTTCACGGGTGCGGCCAGCGGAGCCGCTTCGGTGTCGATCAGATCGTCGAGTTCGTCAGCCATGTGTGATGTCCGTAGGTAGGTCGGTCGATTAGACGGAGCGCACCAGCTTGCGCAGGGCTTCGCGCAAGAGCTGGCCGTTGGGGTCCGTCAGTGGCTCGCTGTACCCGTACTTCGACAGTGACCCGATGTTGGGCGGCAGGATCTCCATCAGCGGCTCGTACGTCTCCGGCGTGATGGGGAACACGCCCGACTGCCCGCCGAGGATCGGCTGCATGGGGTCCGTATCGCCGCCGAAGCTGTCGGCCAGATACCGGCCGAACACGTCGTCAGCGCCCACGGCGTCGCGCGCGGGCGCGACTTCCTCTTCGTCGAACGGCGTGCCGGCGCCCGTGTCGTCAAGCAGCGTCGGAGCGGACGGCGCGTAGACCGGCGACGTGTAGTACGCCTCGCCTGGATTGACGCCCAACCGGGCGGTGACAGTCGTGCGGTGCGCCTTGCGCATCTCGTGCAGCAGCGCGTCGAGCGATAGGTCTTTCGCCTGCGAGCGCGGAGCGTCGAGCTTGGGATCGTCCGTGTAGAGCTGGCGCTGCAGCTCGGTGGGCTCCATCGGCACGGGGTTCGCAGGCACCGCGAACGGGTTGGCGCTCACGCCGATCATGTCCTCGAACATCATACGGCGTACTCCTGCTCGAAGTTGAACCCGGCCCCGTCGTCCTCGTTGTAGTCCTGCTCGTCCACGAACAGCACTTTCTTGAGCGGGTCGCCAGCGCCGCCCGTATCGTCGATCATCGGATCCGCCTGCGATGTGCGCGGGCTGCGCTTGGCCTGGCTGCGCGCCTTGGCCGCGTCGCGCCGCGCCTGGGCCTCCGCGTCGTCGATGGTCTCCTGCTCGAACTCCTTCGCCGGTGCCGCCTGTCGCGCGCCGCGCACGTCGCCTGCGATCCGGGGGTTGTTTGGCGCGAGATCGGTGTCGTCCGGTCGCCCGCCGCCGTAGCCGAGCGGAACCTGGCTGTCGGCGGTGCGGGCCTTCTCGATCTCGCGCGCCTTCTCGGCGCGGTTCATGCGCGCCGTGGCGAGCCGTTCCTTGGCGATCTGCAGGTTGACGTTGCGCAGCTCGTCCGCCGCCGGCTGTCCTGCCTTCGTGCGCGCCCGCTGCTCGTCGTTCATCGTGAGCGACTGGTTGGACTTCGCCCGCTTGATCTCCATATCGTTCATCTTCTCGGCGATCTGCAACCGCCGCAGGATGTTGTCGTAGTAGTCCTTCTCGCCTTCGCGGTAGCCGTTGAGAAGCTGACCGAACGGATCGATGAAATTCCTGCGTGCCATCAGAAGCCCCCAAGGTGCCCGCCGCCCGCGAACAGGTCGGCGTAGATTGCGTCGCTGCGCGCCGTGGCCGCCGGGTTGAACGCGCCCAGGCCGGTCGCGCCGCCGTACTCGCCGTCTTTGAGATTGAAGCCGCCGGCCGGGCTGACCGTCGTAGACCAGTTGCCCATCGGCGCCGCCGCCTGCTGCCCGCCGAACATGGAGCTGCCGAAGCGCCCGACGCCGTAGCCGGCCATGCGGAACGCGCCGTTGGAGATCGAGCCCCAAAAGTCCGAGCTGTTGTCGTACGCGGCCATCGCCTGCTGGCCGGCGAGGCGGAGCGAGCTGCTGGCCGTGCCGATGCCGTTGAGCGCGCCGGTCGCCGCCGCGACGCCGTTGATGATGCCCGATACGACCCGCCCGGCCATGCTGTCGACGATGCGTGCGCCGTCGCTGCGGCGCTTCCAGTACCACTCGTCGAGGTGCTGCTTCTTCTGCTCTTCGTAACGGTAGGCATGGTTCGCCGCGTCGACCTTGGCAAGCGCCAGCATGATCGAGTTCATCGTTGTGTCGTGGCACGCCCGGCCGCAGTTGTACTTGCCCGTCTGGCGACGACGCTGCAGCGCCGCCCGGTCGAACTGCGCCTGCACGCGCCCGAGAGCGCGGCCCTCCTGCAGCGTGTAGTCGGGGCAGTATTCTTTCAGGCGGAACGCGTCGGCGAGGTATGTCGCCTCGTAGCCAGAGAACTGGTTCAGGTAGCGATCGAACAAGTCGCGCTGGCGCGTGAACGTCGGCAGCGCGATCACCGAATAGTTGTTCTGCGCGAGCGTCAGGTAGCCCTCGGCCTGGTTCACGCCGCGCTCGGCGAGCTTCATCTGCTCCTTCTGCAGCTCGTACTGCTTGATCAGCCCGTACGTGCCGATGAGGCCGGCGAGCACCGACATCCACCCGTTCTGCGTGGCGTTGACCGCCGTGTACGCCGCAGCCTGGGTCTGCGCCGCCGTGATGATGGCGCCGGAGTACGACGCCATGCCTTCGGCCGCCCACGCCCGCGTGGCGTCAGCCTTCAAGCTCTCGAAGGTGTCGTTGTCGTTGTAGGTATTGCTCTGCGTAGCAGTACCGATCTGCGTGCCGCCGGCCATTTACTCACCCCTTGATGGACGCAAGCGCGTCACGGAACTTCACCCCCTCGCCCGAGACCGCGTTAGGCCCCTTGTCGGCGAGGAACACCATCATGGCCACCTCGAAGATCACGTTCTTGGTGGCGAACGCCTTCGCCCCGTGTCCGTTGTCCGTACGGTCAGCCATCGCGCGCTCGCCGTAGCGCATGCTGTCGAACCACGCGACGATGGCCGCCGTGAACACGGGCTGCACAAGCGGCGCCGCCTTCTGCCAGAAGGGGTTGAACTGCAGCCCGTAGGACAGGTCGACGAGCATCTGCACGACGCCGCGCTTCACGTCGTCCTCGGCGCCCTTGCCGGACAGGACTTCCTCGACCGTGCGCATCGCGGACAGCAGCGCAAAGCACGCGGCTGCCGCCGGCTCGCTCAGGTGCTCACGGAGCACCCGGTTCGTCTGATCAGCCCACACCCTCATCTCTCAGCCCTCCGACGTTGATGGAGCGCCCGCCTCGGGCGTCCTCCAGATCGCGGGCCAGATCCCAAAGAGACGGCCCGACGTGAACCTCATGAACACGGGTACGCCCCTTGATCTCCACCTGCCATTCGATGAAACGCCCCCGAGCTGGAAGGCGGAACGGCTCGCTGGATGTAACTACACGGCTGTAGTATGCCACGTTCGATGTCCCAACGTACAGCGAAAAAGTGACAGGGCCGCCGAAATCGCCCACCACTTTCGCCGCCGACATGGCCACGGGGGCGTTCATGCGGAACGTCTTCGACCGCCAGGTGTACTCCGTGAAAGTTGTACCTTCACCAAAAGCGAACAGGTCCGCGCCCTTGGAGTAGTAGAGGCGCCCGTCGCGCCCGGCGTGAATGGCGTCCGCCGGCAGGTCGATCGTCACGAAGTCGCCGAGGTCGAGGCCACCTTCCGCCCGGTCGAGCACGTCGAAGATGAACCCGATGCCCGCTGGAGACCGCACGCCGACATACTTGCCCTGCCACCAGACCGCCATGTTGGGCATGAACCGGATCCAGTCGTCCTCGCCGATGCGGGGCTTCGACATGAGCACGGCGTTGCCATTGGGCTGCAGCGCGACCAGCCCGCGCTCGCTGACGTACATCGCGCCGAACGAGGTCTCGACGAGCGTCTGGCGCTGCAGGCAGGGGTACCGCTCCGGGTACGGAACCGGATCGACCGTGGCGTCCGCCTCCGCGCCGGCTGCGCGGAACGCGATGTTCACCCGGTACGGGCGCCCGGTCGTGACGACGTAGACCATGTCGTAGTGCGCGACAATGCCGACGATCTTGTCTGGCAGCACACACCGATACTTCTCGGGCCAGTTATGCGGCTCGTTGCGCTCGCTGACGTAGAGGTCGTTGCCGTGGAAGCCGACGTGGTAGCCCTGCTCGGTGACGACGACCTGATCCATGCAGGCCGGCGGATCGCAGTTGTGGTGCGTGAGCAGCGTGCCCCACGCGATGTCGGCGAGGCGCTTATTGTCGACGTAGCAGTTGCCCGCCAGGGCGGGCGGCAGCGCGGCGCCGGGGTCGAGTTCGATTTCCTCGACGAGCTGAAACGTGGTGTCGAACGCCTGGCTCACCTTGCTGCCGTCTTCGAGCGTCGAGCTGGTGCGATAGATCCTCACCGCGACCGCGTTGGCCGGCGGCGTGTCGAAGCCGCACAAGCTCCATGTCTGATCGTCGTACGCAAGGACAGCAGGCGACGGCGGCGCGGGGCGGCTCTCCGCGCCAGAGCAGTTGATCCATGTGTACGTGTAGGACCGCTGGTCCGGCCCCTTGTACGGCGAGCAGTCGTCGCCGCAGTTGGCGTCGTTCATCGTGCCGTCGACCAGCAGCATCGGCGTGAGCGGCACGGCCGGTGCCGGGAGTGTGAGCTGGCACGTCGTCTTCTCGCACACGTCGACCCACTCGGGCTCGGTGCAGTTGTGGTGCCACGCGATCATGTGCCCCCAGCAGCAGCACGACCCCTCGGTTGGCGTCTCAGTGATGGAGACGCAGTGGTCGTACGCGACGGGCTCGGTGCAGCAGCCCATGTCGCTCGGGAGGTGGATCGTCTTGATGTCGAACGTCTCGCTGCGAATGTGCACTGGCGAGCGAAACGAGCGCAAAGACCCGTCCACGAGCCGCGCATTGTGCGCAACTACTGCTCGATTGCGGTCAATCTCGCGCGACGAGACCGCCGGGCGGAGCCCGGCGAAGCGTGTGGTGCGGATGGTCGCCACGGTGCCTCACAGCGAACAGACTTGGAACGAGAACCGCGACGCGCTCGCCGCGAGGCCGTTGCCGTTGGTGAAGTGCAGTGTGAACACGGTCGCGCTCTGTATCACCACCAGCACGCCGTCGCACACGCCGCGCGTGCCCGGCGACGGATCGTGCGCCATGGCGTTGACGATGTAGTTGACGCTCGGCATCGGCGACGCGAGCGTGACGTTGAACACGCCCGCCCCGCTCGGCGACACGCTTGCGACGTTCCGGTGCGAGACGATCGTGCCCGTGCTCGTGCAGAGCGCCGCCGCCCGAGGCGCACCGATCATGTCGGCCAGCTCTTGCAGCTTGATCGACTTGTGGACGCCCGCGCTCGCGTCGAAGTACGACAGCTTGTCGTTCGCTAGGTCGATCGGATCGAGGATCGTGTGCGCCGGCAGGCTGTCGTAGTCGAGCTTGATCTGGCGGTTCGCCGACAGGTCGCCGCCACCCGAGAGGCCATCCGTACCCGTGATCGTGGTGGCCTCGATGTCGCCGATGTGCGTGTTCATCGAGTTGATGTCGAGGTCGTTCTGGTCGATCCTCGCGCGCTCGATGGCGATCTGGTTGTTGTAGTCGGCCTCCACGCCCGCCTTGACGAGCGCGAGCGACTGGTAGCTGATCACGTCGTCGTTGGCTGCGGTGCCCGCCGTGACCTGCGTCGGGTTCGCAAGCGATACGACGCCTTTGGCCCCGATGCCGGCGTCGTCGATCGTCCATGTGTAGGTGTTCGTGCCGGCGTTGTAGCTGATGTTGATGGGCGCAGCGTCGGCGAAGTTGGGTAGGGTAACGGAGCCCCCGCCGCCACCGACTGCGGTGTAGCCAGTGACGCGACCATACTGGTCAATCGTGAACCCGGCGTACGTCCCCGGTGCGATGCCGCTAGGCTCAAGGCTGATCGTGATGTCCGTTGATGTCCCGCCGACAACAATGCCAGCGCCAGCCGCCGCAGTTTCAATTCCGCTCGGAGGCGGGATTGCCGCGAGCCCTGCTTCGAGCTGGCGGATTGCGTCTTGGACGGTCGGGCCGAGGGCGAACGGCGGCGCCGAGATCGGCGTGTAAGAAACCGTGGCAGCATTGACCGCACCTCCGCCGGTGCCACCCTCGTCGCACGGGCCGCACGGATTGAACACCGGGATGCACGACGCCGGGAACGACGGATCGAGCGACGTGATCTGACCGAACTCGTTGACAGTCATGCCGCAGTAGACGCCAGGCACCACGCCGGACGGCTTCAAGTCGAAACGCAACGCGCACGGGTCGGGGCGAGTTAGGATCAGACCCGTACCAACAGATACGCCATCAAGACACTCGCAGCACTCGCCCCGCTCGGTCTCACCGAGAGGCTGATCGACTATCTCCAGCAGCTTCACACACGCAAACGCCGGCCAGTCACGGGGCTCGGTGCCCGCGTAGCCTCGCGCGATCGTCAACTCGGTCCCGCTGCACTCCGTCGCGACGACAACCTCGCTCCCGAGCGCGGTGTAGATCTCCAGGCGCGCGTGGTGCGCGCCGTCCATCGCCGGGCAGATCGCCGCGTCGAGCCCCGTGATGCGTACCTTCGTCGCGTCGGCGGTGATCGAGTGGGTCGTATTCATGTGCATGGGTCAGCACCCCTCGACTGCGGCGGTCACGTTGTCCGGCGACCATACGAACATCACACGAGAGCCCGCCGGAAAGCGCTGGGGCGTCGTACCGCCCACGCCGCGCGTGACGACGACTGCGCCAGACTGGCAGGCTGAGAACTCCACCAGCTCGTGGTGCACACCGTCGTCGATCGCGAGCTGGACCGGGCGGCACAGCACGAGGCCGCACAACAGCGACGGATCGCAGATCGGGAGCACTTGGGCGTCCTTCTCCATGATCGAACACAGCGACGTGCAGAACGTGTAAAGGGGCTCGAACACGGGGTTCACTCCTTGCGGGGCGCTCGGATAGCACGGCTCGACGCGCTTGATCGGCGCAGGTCGCTTCGCCGATACCGGGCATTTCTTGCGGTAGTCGATCTCGATGGTCGCGCAGCGCTCTCCGTCGTAGGCCAGCTCCGCCTCGTAGCGCCCGAGCTTCTGCTTGAAAAACAGGTCATCGAGCAGGAAGCGCACGCCGCCCGCGTCGTCGAGATCCCACGCGGGGTACTCCAGGGTCCACTCGCATTCGCCGCGCCGGCGCACGCGCATCTTGAGCAGCGACACGTCGAGCCCGTCAGTGCAGATGCAGCTCCTTGGCAAGACGACGCCTGCGTCGCTTGCGAGCACTTTTACTTTCGCCGCGCACGACAGGATCGTTGGCGGCGCGCAGGGCTTCGGCGGCGGCTTGCAGCCACAGCCGCACGACGACAATGGGTGAGCGTCCTCGCATTTGCATGTCGAGCATCCCATCACACCCACCTCGGCGCTTGCGCCACGAGCGGGCCGTTGACGTTACGGCGAGCCACGAGCAGCTTGGCCTGCGTCATCGCGTTGATGAACCGCCGCATGTGGATGCCGGCGGCCGAGTTGTTGAACCAGTCTGCGGTCGGTAGAGACAGCAGACGGTGTAGTGCGCCGTCAGCCAGGGCCTCTGCGTATTGCTCGTAAAGGATGCGCGGCAGCTCGCAAGCATCTTGGTCAGGCTGCATAACAGCCTCGATGGACAGCCCTTGGGGCACGTCGCACTTCGGGGCCGGGAACACAAGAACATCGTACGCTCCGTCATAGGAGTACCCGTAGGCGCACGTCGGGCCGGGGCACGGTGTCTCGCGCAGCGACGGCAGCTTCTTGCTCCCGAGGCACACGCTGTTGAGCACGAAAGGCTTGAGCCCATCGATGCAGTCGAAGCAGTAGTCGCTCACGCCCTTCTGCAGATCGAACGTGACCGTTGCCTTGACGACGTGCGTCCGGCGGCAGAAGTCGATCGCGGCCATGCGGACGTAGTGCGCCACCATCTCTTCGGGCGCCTCGGGCACGCTCGGGAGGACGTAGGGGACGAACTCGTCGAGGGGGACCATGTCGTCGCGGGCGTCGCAGCCGCAGCTCATCGTTGCCTCCCGGTCCTGTTGCCCGCCGCCTCGTCGATCTCTTTCTCGACGCGCAGGGCGGCGCGGTTCTTCAACTCGATGCCGCGATTGAACAGCTCGTAGTAGAGCTTCGCGTTGTCACGCGACTGCGTGCTCTCCATGTCGACCGAGAACGCGCGGTACAAGATCCAGTTGACGACCTGCGCCTCGTACTCGCAGCCGATGCCAAGGCACTTCTTCTCGTCGGCGGAGCAGAACCGCGACGGGCGCCCGTACACAGTCGCCTTGACGGTAATGCTGCAGCCCGGAGGGACCGGAGGTTCGACCGTGAAGACCGTGTCGTCGACCGGGTTCTTCACGTAGCTTTTCAGTCGGTAGTCGCGACACGGATCGCCAGTGCCGCCGCCACAAGCATTGCGAGCCAGGCACGGCTTTTTCTTGAAGATCTTGGCATAGCGGTAGTTCGCCTCGCTGACCGGCCGCGCCTCGCCGTTGGCATAGTGCGCCTCGATGGAGATCAGCCCGCCGAACTTGTCGGCGAGCTTCTGCTGCGCGCCCGGCTTGAGCACGATGTCGAGCACTTCGGCGAAGGCATCCGGGACGTGCGCCGACAGCTCGCACAACGCTTCGTTCAGGTGGCCGATCAGATCTGCACGGGACCAACGCACGTTGCCGAGCGCGGGGTCTCTGTCGTTGAGAAGCCCCGACACCCGGTCAAGAATGGTGCCTACCGTCGTGCAGCCCTGATCGCAAGACATGGGTCACTCCGTATCGCCGCCCAGGTCGCCGATGATGTCGTCGATATCGCTCTGCGCCGGCGCGGTCAGTTGCGGCGCCTGCTGCTGCGCTTTGCGCGCGTCGCGGGCGGCCTTGCTGCGACCGTCCTTCTTCTCGGCCTTGGCTTCGGGCTGCTGGGTCTCCAGCTCGTTCGGCTGAACGACAGGGCGCTGCTCGACAGGCGGGACGGGGCGCTCGTGGTAGTTCACCATGTCCTCGCGCGCCTGCTCGGCGGCGGGCCTCACCACCACGGGAGCCTTATAGTGCGGCTTCATCGCGCGGTGCTTGGCCAGGATTGGATCGAATGGGAAGATGCGACCGTTGCGCTCATCGAGCAGGAACGGAGCTTGACGTACAGGTGCAGCCATCGTTGGACCCTTTCTGTTGGTGTTGGGTGGGGCCGGGTGTTACCCCGGCCCCGAGCGAGTACGCTCCCACGCTGGTCTCGCTGTGCAGGCAGCGGGCTCACCACGAGCCGCGCTGGAACTCCATCACGACCGGCGAGATCAGGACGCGAAGTCCGTGGATGCCGCCGCTCGCGCAGTCCGAGCAGCCGGAAGACGCGCCGGCCGGCGGAAGGCTGTTCACGACCATCTCGATGAAGTCGTTCTGGTCGAGGTACAGCGGGCCGCCGTTGACGGCCGACACGTCGATCACGCCGCTGTCCGCCACGGTGCCGTTGATGCCCGCCTGCAGGACGAGGTTGACCGGCGCAGCCTCGGTGCCACCCATCGACGCCGCCTGCCCGCGAACGCGCAGGTCGAACGTGAACGGATCGATCGGGCTTTCGACCGACCAGTGCACGAACATCAGCATCGACCGGCGGGGCAGGATGTGCGTCTGGATCACATCGCCGGCCACGATCGGCGTCTCGCTGATGTAGTGGTTCAGGGCGATAGAGCCCTTGCACCCGCTGTTGGTCGAGCCGCAGCCGCAGCCACACGGGCCAGCGGACGAGGTCACGCCGCTGACGCCGCCGAACCAGAGGTCGCGGGTCAGCGAGAACATGACGTGAGAGCGACGAGCGTCGCTCTCCATGGGCTCGTCGATCCCAGGGGCGACCTGGGGGAACATCGCCCAATCGAGGTTGCGGGTGCGCTGACCCCCATTAAATAGCTGATGCAGCATTGCTGCCTTCCTTTCACTGTTTGGTGTACCTGGGTACTACCGACACGTTGTAGACGTTCTCGACCATGCGCAGGAACTCGTCAAGCGGCATGTCGTTCTTCGCGGTGTTGACCCGCCGATGCACGATCTTCATGTTCGTGAAGTCGTGATCGCCGGGGTAGAACGGCGACTTCTTCGGTATGACGTGATCGATCGTCAGCCCTTTACTAAGCACGAGCGGAACGCCGGAGTATGCGCACTTGTAGTCTTGCGCTTCGGCGAGCGCGCGAAGCATCTCCCACTGGCTAGTCGGCAGCCCGTGGTTGTTGCACAGCACCATCCAGTGGTGCTTCTCGCACATCGAAGACCGCGCGTGAACTGGTGTAGCGCAGAGCCTGCACACACCTCGGGCTGCCCGGTTGGCTCGCTTGCGCGCCGCCTGCTCCTTGCCGCCGTTGGCGTAGTACCACTTGCGCCACTGCGCGTTCACTCGGTCTCGCACGGCCGGATCGGTTTGCATGGCAACCCGCTCCAGGCGCTTCGCCTCCTTGTTCCGCGCGTTGACACGGGCGCGGTATTCGGGATCGGCGGCATAGCGAGCGTTGTTGCGCTCGCGGTTCTTCCGCTTCTCTTCCGCGTACCGCTCCGGGTCGTTGGCTTTCATCTGCGCACGCAACTCGCGCTTCCTGGCGGCCAGTTCTTCCTTGCTCATAGCCATAGACACACCCCCTTTGGTATCTAGGAACACTGTCCCTAGATACACCGTTCTGGAGTTTATGTCTACAGCTTTTTGCACTGATTGTCTGACCTGATAGAACCGCGAAAACCCCAATGTTTTCAGGGGTTTGAGTTACGCCACGCGAGCGTACAGGTGGGCGAGGGCCGAGGGCTGGATCACATCGTATCCGAACACTTGAAGGCCCTGAAAGTATCGGTCCCAGCTATTCGCATCCTCGATCGTGCGCGTGTCGTTCAGCGTCGACGCGAACACGATGCCGGCCTTGGTGCCACAGAGGATGTTGTAGGCCCAGGTGCCGGTGCCGGCGTCGAACACGCGGCTGACGTTGTCGCTGATGTAGACATCGAAGCCCATGATCTGCGTGGGCAGCTTGCCATTCAGCATCGGCGACATCGACATGCCGGTGACGTACGCGTTCTGCAGCGGGCTGTTGATCAGCGCCACCTCGAACACGGACGGCAACACGATCCAGCGACCCTCACGGGGAATGCACGCCTCGTTGAGAGTGCCGTGCAGGTCCGAGAGAACCTGAATGATGTTGCCGGGCGTCACGACGACCGGGTTGCCGGGCTGGCCGAGGTTGTAGGACTGGCTGACGCAGCCGGCGTTGCCGCCGCTGTTCCGGCAGTCCACGTCGGCGTAGACCGTGCCCAGGATCTCGCAGTCGATCTGCTTGGCCAGCTCGCGCGAGGCGCCCTTCAAGAACGAGTTCTTGAACGTCTCCCACATCTGCATCATCTTCTCGTCGACGCGGGCGATCTTGAGCGAGAACTCCTTCGCCTTGTCGATGACGAGCGTGATGGGCGCGCTCTCCAGCGTGTCGTGCACGATGGATCCGTCCTTGATGTGGTCGCGGACGATGACGCAGGGCTCGCGCCAGAAGGTGATCTGGTCGCCGCCAGCGTTGAGCTGACCGAGGTAGTTGGTGGTCGAGATCTCACCGAAGATGGTCGAGCAGTAGAAGCGCTCGATCAACTCCTGGGTGATAACCGGGTGGATGAGGTTGCCGGAATACTGCGGGTAGCCCGCAGCAGCCGGGATTGCACGACGGGTCATGCGCAGTTCCCTTACTTATCGTAGTCCACGCGGCCTTCCTTGGCGGCCTGATCGTAGAGCTGTTGGACTTTGGTCAGCTCCGCCTGGGTCATCTGACCCCGTTGGAACCGAGCCGTGGCTTCCTTCCGCTTGGACCACGCAAGCGTTGGCTTCGGCTGGGCTTCCGGCGCGGTAGCCGTGGGCTGCCCGCCTGATCCCGCCGGTTGCTGGAAATGCGCAGGCGTCACCGGCGGCTTGCCGCCGCCCGTGTTCGCCCGGAAGTCCGCAACGATGCTCGCTATGGTGTGAGCGTCCTGTCCCTCGTAGGCTTTCTTGAGACGATCACGGATCGTCTCGCCGCCGCTGTAGGGAATGGGACGTTCGAGGAAGGTCTTGAAATCTGCCGACGCGGTGAGCGCGTCGAGGTCGGGTACGGCCTGCCGGAGCTGGCCCTTGAACGAGCGATCCGCGAGTGTCGTGATCGTCGTCTGCGTGTGGGTCTTCACATCGCCGATGCCGCGCTCCAGTGCCGCGAGCCGTGCAAGCACGGGCTGCATCGCCTCCTGCATCACGGAGAACGCGAGGTGCTTGATCACCGGCATCGAGCGCTCGTACTGCTGGCGCTGCTCGTCGGTGAGCTGGGCGGGGATGTCCTTCACCGCCAGCGTGATCGCCTGATCACCTGTCGGCGCGGCGGGCGCGGCGGGCGCGGCACCCTTGCGAGCGGTGAGCGCGTCTTTCAGCGCGGCCACCTCGTCTTCGAGCACGGCGAGCTTGGTCTTCTCGGCCCGGTACATACCCTGCAGCGTCTTGTAGCGGTGCTCCCACGACTGGTCGTCGCCCTCGGGCGCGGCGGTCGGAGGGGTCGGCTGCGCCGGCGCCTGTTGTTGGGAGACCGTAGGGACGGCGTACGACGAAGCGTCGAACGGGTTGTCCTCCTGCTCGGCTGGCGCGTCGGCCGCCGGCTGGTCGTTCGCTGCCTGCTGTTGCTGCACCTCGGCGCGGCGCTGCTTGAGCGCTGCGGGGATGAGGCTGTCGTTGATGCCCGTGTCAGAAGACGGGGTTGCTGCTGGTTGTGCCATTGGGCCTGCTCTGCTGTTCAAGGATCTTGATCAAGTCGGCGATTGCGGAAGCCCTACCCTGCTGGATACGCGTCGCAGCTACGGTTGGGGCTGTCGCCAGCCGCTCCATCTCGTCCTCACGCACAGACCGCAGATACGCAACAAGGCGGTCCCGCATGGGCTGTCGGGACAAAGCGTCTGCGAGCTGTGCGTCAGGGGTACGCATCACTTGCCCTTCTTCTCGCCGGCGCCTTTGCCGGCGTTCTGGCCCTGCTGGATGCCCCAGCTCGGTCCCTTCGACTTGTTCCCCGTGTACTCGGGGAACTTGGTGCCGAACATCTGCGGGTGCTTGTCACCCTGCGTCTTGATCTTGCTGTCAGCCATTGTGGACCGTCCTCTTGCCTGTGACCTTGTCGACGATGATCTTGGCGCCCGTCACTACGGCAGCCGCCACTTCGGTCGGCTTGCCCGCCTTGGCACCGGCCAGGAGGCGCGCACGCGCCGCCTGGCATTTTGAGCAGCCTGCTGCCATCAGCGAGCCCTTCCGTGTTTGAACGGGTGGTGCGCGAACGCGGCGAACATATACCGCAGCGTCGCGGCCTGGTTCGTCTGGTTCCCGGTCGCGCGCATCTTCGCGCCGTTGGACACAAAGTCCATGTCGTCCGTCGTGCTCTCGGATGTCGTGTTGGACATCCACCGGAACGCCGTACCCTGCACGTTGCGCGGGTTGCGCGCGTCGTCCATGCCAGTCGGCGCCGCGAGCGTGTCGCTCTCCATGCAGAAGAACCACTGCGGGCGGAAGCCGCAGTAAGCGAACGCGCCGTTGGCGTTGCCGTTGGCGTAGTAGAGGCCGAACTTAGAGAAGCCCTCCACCTCGCACCACACGTACGCGACGTAGTCGACACCCGCCGCGTTGACGCGCACGTCGTTGCCAACCGTAAACTGCGCAGCGGTGGGCGCCGTGTTGTTCCACAAGCTGGCGACGACGGCCCACTGCGTAGTCGCGAGGTTGAACGGCATGCCGCCAGTCTCCGGCGCGTTGCCGGGCCAGCCGCCCCACTGGTGGTACATCACGCCGAAGTTCGCCGATGTGCGCGCCTTGATGATGATCATCGCCGGCTTCTTGCCGAGCGTGTGCGCGATGTTGCGGCTGGCCGCGCCGTCGCCCGTGTAGGTGATGATCTGCAGGCCAGGTACGTTGCCCTGCTTCCACGCCGCACCGACGAAATTGCGGCCCGCGTTATTCACCAACGCCTGCGTGCCCAGCGAGAAGCCGTTGGCCAGGAACCCGGTCACGCCGTCGTCCGTGACTGCCTCCGCCGCCGCCTGCTCGATAGACCACCGCCGCTGCGCACCGCGCACCGCGTCATATATTGGCGAATTGGTGCCTTGCGCCGTTCGCGGACGAACCTCGACGAGATCGGGCTGGAAGTTGTAGCCCGTGATGCTCTGCGCAGCGCCCGTGCCGGCGTACAGCTTGGCGTCGAAGTAGTCCTCGCCGTCGATGATCGCGACCGGGTTGAGCGACGACGCGCGCAGCTTGCCGAAGCCCGCCGGAGGGACGTGCTTGAAGTCGCGCTGGCCGAAATTGTAGTGCGAGACGCCGGCCGCCGCGTTGTTACCGTGCGCGGGGAAGTAGACCTCGCGCGTCAGCGGTATGCCCGCGAACGCCTCGCCAGTGCCCGCCGCCGGGTCGCCGCCGCCGAACCACGTCCCGTTCTTGCCGAACCAGATCTTGCCGTTGTCGGCGTCGAACGCGACCATCACGACATCGTTGGCGACGATCGGGGTGCCGTAGGCCACGCCCGCGACGCTGGCATTGACCTTGTTGCCCGTCGCGAACGCGAGCGAGTAGCCGTCAGCGCTGCGACCGGGGTAGTCGGTGCGACCGTCCGTCGCCTCGCGCGCCGTGTTGTTGATGATGCCGGCGAAGGAGCCCGTGACCACCTCGGCTTCGACCTCCCAATACCACTTGCCGTAGGAGATGCCGAAGGTGCCGTTCACCACCGATGGGTTGGTAGTGACGTTGGTGATGTCGAGGCCGCCGCCGCGCACCGTCGACCCAGTGAGGAACACTGAGCCCATGTGGCAGTAGTTGTCGGCCGGGCTGTCGTAGCTGCCGTGGAAGTCGAAGCTGGTCGGGTTGAAGTCGAAGTTGACCGGCGTCCACGTCAATCCGTTCGGGCCGCTGTCGAGAACCGAGGATCCGCCGACGACCTCCGCCGTGTCGAGGAAGAAGCCGTTGGTCCCGTACGCGCCGGCGTACTGCGGGCCGGGCTGCCAGATGCCGTCAGCGTCGAACGAGCCGAACGCGGTCGGGGCGAGCGCGGCGCCGTCGATCAGGTAGATGTCAGCCATGTAGCCGTCGAAGAACGCCGAGCCGTTGTTGTGCCTACCGATGGAGTGGATGACCGCCGTGTTGAAACGGCTGCTGGTCGGCGTCAGCGATCCGCGATTATCCACGACGAACGACGTGATCTCGACGCCATTTACGTAGAGCTTCACGCGGTCAGCCGCCACGGGCTGCGCTTGATCGTAGCGCAGTACGATGTGCATCCATGCGCCGGAGTCACGGAACACCTGGGTTGTGGCCAGGGTGAGCCCGGCAGCAGTGCTGAACGTTATATTGTTCGAGGCGCTGAACGTTAGGCTGTCCACTGTCGCCGTGACTGCAGTCAGCAGGTTTTGTGCGGTCGATAGCTGGCCGCGCTTCACCCACGCAGCAAACGTCCACAGCTTACGGTTGCCGGCGACGGTGGGTGTGCGCGTCAGGTAGCTGCCTGACGGCGACGCGAAGCGCAGCGAATTGATCGGGACGGACGAACCGGACCAGTTATTGATCGGGAAGGTGAGCATGGGTGCTTCTAACCTTTGAGAATTGCACTGTCGGCCGTAGGCCGAGATGGGCAGTCAGGGCGGGCCGCGCGGCCCGCCCTTTAGGTCTTACGCGAACGCCTTCTGAGCGACGCCGTACATGCTCGTGCCGTCAGAGACGAACGTGATGATGTCGACGGCGTTGGCCGCCGTGCTCATCACCGGGTCCTTGCCACCGGGGAACTTGTACGCGGTGCCGAAGGACAGCGTACGCGAGCCGGTGGCGTCCTGCTCGACGATCAGGATGTAGGTGTGCCCGGCGACCATCTGCGTCGGGTTGGCCAGCGCGCGGTTGCCCGCGAGCGTGACCTGCGCGACCTGATTGTCGTCGAGCGCCCAGGCGATCGAAGCGGCGTCAGCCAGCGTCTTGAGCGCGGCGCCCTTCTGCTTGTTGAAGCTGTAGACGACCGTGTCGAGCACTGCCCAGGTCTGCGCGGCGGTCATGTCGACCGGGTCCGCAGCAGCGCCCGTGTTGTTGCCCTTGATCGTGTTGGCCGGCATGTTGGCGAGGTGGGCGTTAGTCACGCCGTCGTTCGCCAGGCTGATCGTGCGGTTCGCCGTCAGGTCGCCGCCGCCCGTGAGCGCGCCGGTGCCCGTGATGGTGATCGCCGAGCTGGCCTTCGTGGCGATGGCTGACGCGTTGGCCGCGATGAGCGCGTCCTGCGCGACGTTGTCGCCATCGATCTCGTTGATGGCCGCCTGCACGTCGGTGGCGCTGAGCGTGCCCGCCGGGACGTTCACGACCTGGGCAGCCGTGTAGTCGCCCGCCGCAGCCACGACCGCGCCAGTCCGACCGAACACGGACGAGACAGGGGCCGCGCCTACCGTGACGTGGAACTTGCCGTCCGTGCCGACCTTGAGCGCGTTGCTCGCGTCGGACGAGATGGCGCCGGCATAGTCGATCGCGAACGTGCGATCGGCCGTCAGGTCGCCGCCGCCAGTCAAGCCGGAGCCGGTGTTGACCACGCGAGCCTCGAAGACCACGCCGTCGATGAACGCGCCGCCGTCCGTACCCTTGCTGATATCGTTGCCAGCGTCGGCCGACACGATGGTCGGAGCGCCGCCCGGAGCGACATAGAGCTTGCCGTCCGTACCCTGCGTGATGACGTTGGACGCGTCCGTCGAGATCACGTTCGGGAAGTCGACCGCGAGCGTGCGGTCGGCGGACAAGTTGCCGCCGCCGGTCAGGCCGGTGCCGGTGTTGACCGCACGGGTCTCCGCCACCTTGCCGGTGAGAAATGCGCCACCGTCCGCGCCCGCCACGATCTGGTTGCCCGCGTCCGCAGAAACAACCGTCGTTGCCGCGACCGTGATCGTGATCTCGTTGGCGTCCGAGCTGAGCGTCGCGCCGACAGCCTTGAGCGACTTGATGCCGTGCGTGCGGCCCGCCGCAGCGCCCAGGATGCTCTCGCCCGCGCCGAGCGAGTTCAGCGCGTCGACGGTGTCGATCGTGAACGTGTTGCCCGCCTGGGCCAGCGTGTAGGTGCCGTCCGCGTTGTCGGTTACGCCGACCTTGTACGCCGACAGGTCCACCACCACGTCGGGCGACGCACCGTCGTTGTCGGTCAGGGTCAGGATGCCCGTGCCGGCGTTGAAGGTGGCGCCGTTCACGTAGATGTCGGCGGCAAGCGCGGACAGGTCGAGCGCGGTGCTGTTGCCCGCCTCGTCCTTGAACGTCAGAACCTTCGTGGCCGCGCTGTACGCCAGCGAGGTAACGGTCTCGGCGAGGTACGCGCCGCCGTCCGTGCCTGCAACGACATCGTTGCCAGCGTCCTTCGACACGATGGTCGGGGTTGCGCCAGGAGCGACGTAGAGCTTGCCGTCCGTGCCCGCGACGATGGCGTTGCCGCCGTCCGCCGACATGATCATCGTCGACACCTGGGCCGGCGTGAGATCCGCCGGATCGCCAGCGCCGACAGCGCCCTTGATCGTGTTGGCCGCCATGTCGGCGAGCATGGTGTTGTCGACGCCGTTGGCCGCCACTGCGAACGAGCGGTCAGCCGACAGATCGCCGCCGCCGGTCAGGCCAGCGCCCGCCGTGAGAACGCGGGACGTAGGTACGGCAGACGACGGGATGCCGTCGAGCTTGGCCTTGTCGGTAGCAGTCATCACGCCAGCGAGCGCGGCAGTGGCGCCGGGGAGCGTGGTGCTCGCGCCGGTGGTGATGGACACGACAACGTCGCCCGCCGAAGGAGTGTTCGACAGGTCCGTGTCGGGCATCACGTAGAACGCGCCGCCGTCCGAGCCCTTGGTCAGCTTGTTGCCTGCATCGGCCGACACGATGGTCGGAGCCGCGCCAGGGGCGACGTAGATCAGCTTGTCGGTGCCGAGCACAGCGACGTTGCCAGCGTCCTTCGAGAGAAGGTCGTCGGCCAGCGCGCCAGCGAGCGCGGTCTGCGACGCGGCGTCGCCGACAATGTCGGCCACCATGTCGTCGAGCAGCGCAGCGGAGAGGGCGTCCTGCTGCGGGGGGAGCGCAACGATAGCCGTCACCACGTCGTCCGCCATCACATTGCCGAGCGCGGTCTGCGCAGCGGGGTCCGCCACGATGGCCGCGACGACGCCCGAGGCGTCGGCGAACAGCTTGCTGTCCGTGCCCGTCTTGACGATGTTGCCAGCGTCGGCCGAGATCAGGTCCGAAGACTTGGCCGCCGGGACGTAGACGAGCTTATCGGCACCGAGCACCGCCGCGTTGCCCGCGTCCTTCGACAGCAGGTCGTCAGCAACCGATGCAGCGAGCGCGGTCTGCGCGGCCGGGTCGGCGGCGATAGCCGTCACCACGTCGTCCGCGATGGCGGTTGCCAGTGATGCCTGGGCCGCCGGGTCGGCGACGATGGCCGCAGCCACGGTAGCCGCGCTCGCGAAGAGCAGGCTATCGCTGCCCTTGGAGACGACGTTGCCCGCGTCCTTGGAGATCAGGTCGTCCGCGATGGCCGCCGCGATAGCAGTCTGCGCGGCCGGGTCGGCGGCGATAGCCGTCACCACGTCGTCCGTGACCGCGCCGGCAATGGCGGCCTGGGCCACCGGGTCGGCGACGATCGCATCGACGATGGCCGTCTTGGTGTTGGTGTCGGCCACGTCGCCAGGGGCGGCCGGACGGTGCTTCTTCGCGCCGGCATCCCAAAGAAGGAACTCGAAATTCGCCATGTGTCTCTACTCCTGAGATGCCTTAGTTCCAGAACGGGACTTTTTTGCCGCCGATGGTGAACCAGCCATCGGGGTCGGCGAGCAAGACCGTCCTGGCTGTCCCGGTGAGGGTGGTGGGGATGCTGGGGTCGTCGCTGGTTGCCGGGGCGGCTGCGGCCGGCGGCGTGTTCAGCGCGTTCTCCAGCTCGTCGATCGCGGCCTGCACGTCGGTCGCGGCCATACCCGAAGCCACGTTGCTGTAGGGCAGCGCGGCGGCGTTGAAGTCGAGCACGTACGTCGCGCCGGCCTGGGCGTGCGTGTGGGTGCCATCGCCATTGTCGGTCCACGTCACCTTGTAGGCCGACAGGTCGACCACCACGTCGGGCGACGTGCCGTCGTTGTCGGTGAGCGTCAGGACGCCCGTGCCGGCGTTGAATGTCGCGCCGTTCACGTAGATGTCCACAGCGAGCGCAGACAGGTCGTAGGTCGTCGCCGCACCGGCCTCGTCGGTGTACGTGAACACCTTGGTCGTCGGGTTGTACGCGAGCGCGGTGACGGTCTCGACGAGCTTGAGCTTGCTGTCGGTGCCGAGCACGATATCGTTGCCAGCGTCCGCCGAGATCAGCGACGCCGCGATGCCCGCCGAGTTGACCTGCAGGTTGAAGGTCTGGCTATCGGTGCCAGACGCCGTGACCGTGACGCTGCTATCCGAGGACGCGATCGTCGCCGGGACGTGGGCGTTGAGGCCGGGCGTGAGCGCCGTGACAAGGGTCGTGATAGCTGCAGGCGTGGCCGCGATCTCAGACGCCGCAGCCGCCGGATCGAAGTCCAGCGTGAACGCCTGCCCGGCCTGGGTCACGTCGATGACCCCATCCGGGTTGGAGATCGTCGCCGGTGCGTGAGCGTTCAGACCGGGAGCCAGCGCCGCAACCAGGGTCGTGATGGCAGCCGGCGTGGTAGCAATCTCGATCGCCACGTTGGCCGCGTTGACGCCAATGTCGAAGTTCTGACCTGCGGTCACAACGTCGATCGTGCCGTCCGCAGACGCCACAGCCGCCGGAGCGTGCGCGTTGAGCGCTGGGGCGAGAGCCGCCGCGAGTGCCGCGACGGCGCCAGCGTTGCCCGCCAGAGCCGCGCCAGTCGCCGCCGGATTGACGGAGACCGCGAGGGTCTGATTATCGGTGCCAGACGCGCCCGTGGTGATGGTGCCATCCGGCGAGCCGATGAGGGCCGGAGCGTGCGACGCGACGGGCGCACCGCCGCCGATGCCCGTGCCGTGCACGTAGACGAACCGCGTGTGCACCTCGTCGCGGTCCATGTCCTGCATGGAGACGACAACCGGGGCGCTCACCGAGATCGACGACACGTTCACGCGGTAGGTGCCGGGGACGGTCAGGATGACGACCGTGCTGGCCGTGCTCAGCTCGACGGCGGCGCCCGCCTCGACGAACGGGGTCCAGTAGAAATCCTGGCCCTGCGTCTTGGACAGGCGGCCCTCGACGCGGTACTCGATCGGGAGCTTCTGCGCCCCGGTCAGGCCGAACACGCCGATGCGGACGGCGCTCTCAGACACGGTGAACACGCCAGACCCGTTGCCGATGGCAAGGGCCTGGTTGAACCCGTTGAAAAGAAACTCACTTCTGCGCTGCATGCTCGATCCTCAGTAAGCGGGTACTTTGAAGCCTGCGATCGACAGCCACGCCGCCGGCTCGCCCAGGAGGGCGGTACGCGCGCCGAACATCGTCGTGGGCGTCGAGGGGTCGACCGACGTGGCGGGCGCCGCCGCCGGTGCGAAGTTCACGCCGAGCGCGGTGGCCAGCGTGAGAACCGCCGGAGCACTGCCGGCGAGCGCCGCAGCCATACCGATCGGGTTCGTGTTAACGGTGTAGTTCGGGCCGCCCGTGACGGTGAGCGAACCGTCGCCGTTCGCGACGGTCGAAGCCGCGCCGCCGCCGGTCGGCGTCTCGCAGCACAGCATCTTGGCCGCGATCTCGGGTGAGATGGGCGACGGGCGGGCGCGGACGTAGATGTCCTCCGGGTCGCCGGTCACGACGTTGAGGCGGTAGCGCCCCTCGATCGGCAGCAGGATGGTGTTGCGGTCCTGGGTCAGCGAGATCGCGCAGCACCCAAGGGTCATCTGCTCGAACACGTCGCCGCTGCCGCAGCCCTCAACCATCTCGACGATGATCTCGTCGCCGGCCTGCAGGCCCCACGCCTGAATGGCCCACACGGCGCCTTCGACGGTGAAGACGTGCGACAGGGGAGAGCCGGTGGTGTTGGGGAAGAAGACGTTGCCAGACGGCGCGGGGTTGCCCGCCGGCCACTGCGGCGGGGGCGTGTAAACGCCGGTCGAGATTGCACGCAGACTGCTCATACCTGCCCCCTGAACGCAGCGACCACCGCCATGCACACCGCCCGGATCTTCGACCAGTTTGCGTCCGCCTTGGCGGGCGCTACGAGGATCGGGTCACGCCAGTACAATGTCCGTGCGGACTTCATACGAAGAATGCCCGAACTGTTGTAGGTCATACGCCGACGCATCGACGCATAACTCACAACGATGCCGTTGTCAAGTAGTTCGGCGACCGTTCCGACACCATACACGACATCGAACACCTGATCGCCAACCGAGACGGCCTCGCCGTCCATCGTCACACTCATGTTGTACTTACTCCTTTAGGCTGTGGGAAACGTCTCGGCGTCCGCCGGGTTGGGCGGCGGGAGCGACCGGCCATCGAGCTGCGGCATTGGTGTACCGGGGACCATGGACGGGCCGGCGGTGGCCGGAGCCTCGCCGTCGCCGAACTGCTGCGACACGCCCATCCGCTGGGCCAGCTCCATGAGCTGCTTCTGCCGCTCGGGGTCGGGCACGATGTCGTCGGCCGTGTAGCCCAGGCCGCGCAGCACGTCGCGGAGCACGCTCTGCAGCCCCTCCGGCGGCACGAGGCCACCCTGCGCGTAGGGCGTCAGCATGTTCAGCACCTCGACGGCGCGCGCCTGCGAAAGCTCGCGCTGCAGCAGGCCGGAGGATCCTCGCGCTACCACCGCCACGTCGGCCTTGATGGTCGGGTCCGGCTCGAACAGCATCATCAGGATGTAGTAGTTCGCCACCAGCGGCTCGATCACGAACCTGTCCACGCCCGAGACGACGAGCTTCACGCCCTTGGCCGCGTTGCCCATCAGCATCGACAGTCCGCCCAGCGTGCGGCCCGCGCCGGCCGTGGCCGGGTTGCCGAGCACGTACGACGGGATGCCCGAGATGTCGTCGGCGATCTTCGAGTAGTAGTCGTAGACCTTCATCAGCTCGGAAGCGTTGCTGTCGATCTTCTGGAAACGGAGCGCCGCCTGGTTCGTCTGCGCGAACTGGTCCGACTGCACCGCGTACAGACGGAACGGTCTGATCTGATCGATGTTGGTCTCGTTGGCGAGGCGGTTCACGTCGTACTCGCCGATGGGGCCGCTCGCGAACGCCATGTTCCGCACGAGGCTCCGGGACGCGGCATTACACACGCGCTGGAGGTCTCGCAAAAGGATCGGCAGCGAGCGGCCCCACATAGACCCAGGCACCGGCTCGAAGCTGGTGCCGTAGAAGGGGCGCTTACCTGTCGGGTGGGGGTTGAGGATGGCCCGCAGCACGAAGCCGCTGCACACCCACACCTCCGCCTCTTGGTCCTTTTGCGGGTCGTCCACCGCGACGCCGTGCTCGATGAGCATCCGGCCGGGAACCTTCCCGTAGTAGCAGATCACGTCGTAGACGTTGTCGGTCGTGCTCATACGACCGTCCTTCGCTTCGAGCGTGTCGCGCTCGGCGTCAGTGTTCAGCACTTCCTTCGCGCCGCTCGGCCGGCTCGCGATCAGCGAGCGGACAGCCTGCTCCATGAAGCCCGGCACCCCGATAGATCCGAGGATGTCGTCCTTCGTCATCCGCTTGCGCTCGATGACGTAGCGTCCGTCGTCCATCGTCGAGCTGTTGGGGCTCGGGAAGAAGTCGAGCGGATGGACCCGGTGCATGCGGTACTTGAGCCGGTCGACGACTTTCAGTCCAGCGCCCTGCCAGCGCATGCCCGGCACGCGCTCGATCACCGGCCCCTTGAGGATGGCCAGCGGGTAGGTCGACAGGTCGGAGATGAAGGACGTGAAGCTCTCGCGCCAGCCGCCTTCGAGCATCAGGTCGCGGACTTTCGTCTCCATGCGACGCACTGCCTTCTCGGCGAGCTTGTCGGCGTGCTTCTGCGCCACGTCCTTGAAGTAGGCCGCCTTCTGTCGGAGATCGACGTTCAGGCCGTTCTCCTGCAGCTCACGGATCAGCGCGTCGATCACCGCCTCTTCGGCCTCGGCCGGCAGCTCGGGCATGGGCGTTGCCTTGAACGTCCACGGCTGGTCCTCGGCGTTGGCGAGGATGTCCGTCACCCAGCTCTTGAGCGCCCGCACCTTGAGGTTGGTGATGCCCATATATATGTCGACGCCTGACGCGGCGACCATCTCCCGGTCCTCGGGGTCGTACTCGCTGTTGACAGCGCGCATGCAGCGCATGATCTCCTGCTCGACGCCGGCGCTGGTCTTGTGCCGCTGCGCCTCGCCGAACGCGGTCCTCACGTAGCTGCTCAGCTCGTCGAGCAGGTCGCCTTGCGCGAAGTCGCGCATCAGCATGTCGAAGAAGTCCATCGCCCCGGAGGCGGTCTGTGTCACTGGCAGCATGGCGTCGGTGCCCCCTTATGCGTAGCGGTAGTTCGATGTCTCTTCGGACACCGGACGTTTGACGCGCGGCGGGCGCACGGCGGCGTTGTAGTAGAACAGGCTCGCGTACTGGAGCGCGTCGGCGATGTGCGACGAGTGGTTCTTCTCGGGGCGGTCCTTGTAGGTGTCCTTCGCACCGCGCGCGAACGCGTAGTGGTAGCCGCCCAGCAACGCTTCCCGGAGCTGCGCGCACCTGGCGTCCATGAGGAAGCCGTTCCTCTTCGTGAGGAAGTGCGCAACCGCGTCGCGCCGAAGGATGAAGTCGTTAGTCGGCGCCGGCACGGCGGCAATGCCACGCGCCCGAAGCGTCTGGAACGCGTTCATCTGCCCAAGGTGCGACCGCTGCTCGCCCGCCGGGTCGCCGATCACCTGCACGGCGAAGCGCGGGAAATTCTGCAGCACCTTCGGGATGAAGTGCTCCGACAGGAACTCGTCGAGCGTGAGGTCGGTAGGCGCGATCTCGTCGACGACGTAGAGTGTCCCGGTCGGGCTCATCTGCGTGAACACGGCGGCCGGGTTCAGGCCCCAATCCATGCCAACGATGAGCAGCCCGTTGGGGCTCGCCTGCAGCCCGTGCGGCGCGACGTGCGCCGCGTCCTCATACTGCTGCCAGACCGCCTTGCCCTCGTAGGTGGCGGCGTACTCGCCGAGCACCATCGCGGTGATGTAGTCGCGCGACGACCCGTTCACCTGATCGTAGTAATACTCGTAGCCGCCCGGCAGGTGGTTGATGTTCTCCGCCAGCGGGTTCGGCAAGTAGGTGTCGGGGTCGTCGGGGTGCCGCACCAGGCCGCCCGGCTGCTTGAAGATGACGTGGCCCTTCGGGCGCTTCTTCTCGAACAGCTCATACCACCACGACCGCGTGCTCGGCGGGTTGGTGTCCATGATGATGCCGCGCCACGTCGCCTCGACGCCGTTGGCCTTCTTCGAGGGGAAGCGGCCGACGCGACCGCGCAGCACCTTCAACGCCGCCTCGGGAACCTCCGACGCCTCGTTGACCCAGGCCATCGTGATTTCAAGCGACTTGAGCTTCTTCGCGTCTTCCTCGCGGTCGAGCGGCAGGAAGTAGACGGTCAGGTCCATGATCGTGCCGTCCGGCAGCGATCGGTACGCGTTGAACTCGATCGGGCTGCCGTACGTGAAGCGGCCAAGCGGACCAAGCCACTGCTCGAATGTCTTGATCGTGGTCGATTTCAACTCGGCATAGGTGTTGCGCACTACGAGCGCGCGGAACGGGCGCACGCCCTTCCGGTTGGGTCGCTGCTCCTGCGCGCGGCGCAGGATCTCCATCACCATGCCGACGCTCTTGCCCGAGCCGACAGGCCCGAGCACGCCACGGATGCGCTCATTCGACTGGTGAAACTTCGCCAGCGTGCGCGAGGGCACGTACTCGATGGTGTCGTCGCCCTCGGGCTCGACGTAGTCCTCTTCATCGAGGCTCATCGTGCACCCCCCGCCGCAGCCCTGCGCGGCGCGAACGCGCTCGGGCCGAAGGTCCACCTGTCGGCAGCGCTCGGGGCGCGCTTGGTCGCCTGCACCTTCACGACGCCCGCGCTGGTCGCCTCACCGAAGCCCTCTGGCATGGAGAGCTGCGGCACCGCGACGTTGCGCGGCGGGGCGAGGCGCGGCTTGGGCGCCGGCGCCTGGTGTTGTGTGTCGTCGTCGAGTAGTTCGTCGGGCGTAGAGACATTGATCGCCTGCGCCTCGATGACCTTGGCGATCTGCTCTTCGCTTGGGGCCGCCTGCACCTTGTCCATGTTGAACACGATGTTGACCATCGGCGGCGCGTCGTTCTTCTGGCGCGGCGGCCCCCACTTCTCTGGATCCGCGCGCTCGGCCAGCCACGCGTAGCGGTTCGACAGCTCCTTTTGCAGCGCAGCCTCGGCCGGGTTCGCCGGCTGGGCCGCGAGGCTGAGCTGGCTCTTCAAGATGGACACCTCCGCGAAGCTGCGCTGGGCCGTCAGCATGCGGTCGGCGGACACGTTCTTGTCCATCCACTCGCGGAAGACCATCATCGGGATGCGATTGGAGATTGCGATCTCGACAGGCATGCGCCCCGATGCGACCACTTCCAGTACGCCGTCCTCGCCGAACTCGTCGAGCAGGGCGATCCACTCTTCGCGCGGGCGCTGCTCGCCCTCGTGGAAGTCCTCTTTGGACGCAAACAGGAGTTCCCACTGCGCCGCCGGGCTCAGCAGGCCAACCTCACCTCGCGGTTGGTTCCTATTGCGAGACAATCGCCTTCCCCACGAACTGCGCGAACGCCATGGCGATCGAGATCAGCACGCTGATCGCGGCCATGAACTTCGCCCCGTTGTCCTTCGCGCTCTCCTTGTGCGCCTCCGCGCGCCGCTCCGCCTCGCTGCGCACGAACATCTCGATGCGCGCGTTCATGTCGAGGTTGAGCTTGTGGATCTCAAGCTGCAGCCGGCGCTCGACGCCAACCACCTCTGTGCGCCACTTCTCGTTCAACTCGGTGATGCCAGAGAGCAAGCGCACTTCGAGGGCGTGGATCTCTTTCAACAGGTCGGCGTTGTCGGCCATCAGCGTGCCCCCGCGACTGTCGTGGACCACGGCTTGATCACCGGCGGCGAGCACGCCTCGTTGTGTGCGATGTTGGCTCGCAGCACCGCCTTCTTGGTCGGCACCGTGTCAGCCTGCTCCACCTGTATCGGCAGGTAGGGCCGCAGCGCGAGGCACGCGTCCGGCACGGGGTCAGCGGAGCACGCTGCGCACTGCAGCATTATTATTGGGGCGAGGACGCGCAAGATCCCCTCCTTATTTGAGGGGGCCGCAGGGCGGCGACGTTGAAGCTACGGCCTTGGTCTGGCCACGCTTGCGCTTAGGTTGGGACGGGGGTGGCAGCGACGGCCGGGCGCCATCCGCAGGGGACGAGGGATCACCTGTTGTTGAGCTGCCACCCCCTACGGCAACAGGAGCGACGGGGGGCAGCTCCTGGCCGATGGTGTTCATGTTCACGAACTGCGCAATGAGCGGGTGCTTAGACGGGCAACGCGCCATCCACCCGCGCCTGCACAGCTCGGCGTCGAGCGTGGTCTGGTCGGTGGCGATGCGCCTCTCGGCCTCGGCGACCGCCTGGCTCGCGCGGTTGGCCGTGTCGATCGTGGACTTCTGCTGCGCCACGGTCTCCTTGAGGTGGCCGTAGTTGACGACGCGGTACGTGACCAACGTCCACAGCCCGAGCGTCAAGGCGATCAGCGATAGCGCGACGTAGCGATTGACGCCGAACATCTTCATGCCCCATCCCTCATCATACGCTTGGCACGTTCACTCACGATCCACGCGATGCACCCGAGCTGCACGACCAGCAGTACGACGTGCAGGCTCGTCGACACGGCCTGGCTCAGGTCCAGGCCCTTCGCGATCAGCGGGTCGTCGAGGAGTTTCTGCGCGACCGTGCTCAGCCCCGCGCCGCCGGCCGCCTGCACCGTCGTCGAGTTGTAGATGGACTTCGGCCAGCGTGCATCGAGGATGTCAGCGATCGGGAACTCGGTGATCGTCACGCCGCCGCCGAACTCGCCGCCCCGGCCGCCCTGGTTGCCGCCGACGACCCATACGCTCTTGTCGTCCCACGAGTGCACGAAGCCGACATGCCCCTGCCACTCGTGCTTGCCACGCTTGAATACGACGATCGCGCCCTTGCGCAGCTCCGGCAGGTGGATGCCCCACGTCAGGAACGACCGCGCCTGGGCGTTGCTCGTACCGACGACGCCGCCCTTGTCGAGCACCCAATTCACGAACGATGAGCACCACGGCGTCTCGTCGTCGGTGGCCCGGAGCGTGGTCTTCTGATGGTACTCCAGAATGCGCGGGTTGTGCGTCTCGGGGCCGGCGAACTCGTGCACGCCCACCTCGCCCATAGCGATATCGAGCCACACCGGCGGGGCCGGCGGCTGCTTGGGAGCTGGGCGGAATATGTCGAAGATGCGACCGAACATGAATGACGACCCTACAGACCACGAACATTCGTAGGCACGAACGAGTTGCGCTGTCAAGCGAAATGTTGAGTTGTTGCGATGAATGGAGTACGTTAAGACGGCATATGTATCCGCGATCAACCCCCGAGGTGCGAACTCGGGGGAGGATCTAAACCGCCGCCTGGTGCGAACAGGGAGCGATTTGCCGTGTCCATTATCATCCGGCTCGGGCTCAGTCTACTGCTATTGCTGTGCGCCGGCCTCACCGCGATGCAGGCGTGGTTCGCCATGCAGGGCGCGCTATCCGCCGGCTTCGAGCCGCAGTTCGCCTACACGATGGCCGCCAGCGTGGTGCTCGCCGAGGTGTGCAAGCTGGCCTTCGGTCACATGATGCTCGGCCGGGCCAGCGGGCACCGCTGGCGCTGGGTATGGTTGTATGTCGCGTGCGCCTCCTACACGGTGATGTTCTTGCTACTCGGCAACCTGCAGAAGGAGTGGGCTGCCGCGAGGGACGCGGCGGCCATAGTCGAGCAGTACCGGGAGCAGGAGGCGAAACGCGCCGGCCTGCGCGCCGAGGTTGATAAACTGGAGTTGCAGATAGGAGCTGGCGGGCGTGCCTGGGATGTCGTCGACGCCGAGTATCGGCGCATCGCCAACACGCGTATCACATGCAACGCGAAGTACCGAGACACGCTCTGCGACCAGCTCGACCGGCTAGCCGAAGAGGCGAAAACGGCTCGTGTTGTATGGGACGCAAAGGCGAACCGAGACAAGTTGAACGCTCAACTCGCAGCGATGCCGCCGTTCGACCCCGAGAAAGACTTGCATATGCGCCGGATCGAACCGAACCGGACGAGTTCGGACGGTAGTTCGGACTGGAGTTCGGCGGTTTTCCGACCGAACCGGATCGGTTCGGTCGCTCTGGAGGTGCTTATTGTATGTGCACTTTACCTGATTTTGCTGGGGTTTCGGTGGATCGACAAGGAAAAAGGTTGCACCAGCACCGACGTTAACAGTCAGGTGGTTAATATCCTCCCGAACGCAACTCGTCCGGCTCCGAACCAGCCGAACCGAACGAACCGAACGAGTTCGGCGACCCGTCCGAACGTCCGAACCTGGGTATTGTCGGAGATACAGCGCGACGGAGGGCTAGTCGGTTCGCAGATACAACTTGCCGCCAGGGCGGGTTGCTCCAAGTCGTCGATATCGGAGGCGCTGGGTGTGCTCGAAGCGGAGGGGAAGATCCGCCGCGAGGTGGTCGGACGCGATGTGCGTTGGGTGCTGTCGGTAGCGGTTCAGCCTGCGCAACCTGCACAGCTCAAGGTTGTGAAATGAAGAGGGGCCGGTGTTAGCGCACCGGCCCCGAAGTCGTGAGGCCCTAGCAAAGCCACGACGAGTAGACCACCCCTAGAACGAGTGTGTGACGACCCTATGCCTGATTTGGTCTAGCGTCAATAGGGATGTCATACGTCTATACAACTCGGCTATACGCGCGAGGCTGAAAAATTTTTGGAGCTTTTCGGACCCCACGGGGCTCGCTCTTTTCGGTCCCACGGGGGGTCTCCCTCCCGTGCGCGCCGTGCGCGCCGGGCTCGCCATTCTGACCCCACGGGGCTCGCCATTCGGACACGTTACGGGGCTCGCCATTCTGACCCCACGGGGCTCGCCATTCTGACCCCACGGGGCTCGCCACGGGGCTCGCCACGGGGCTCGCCACGCGGCTCGCCATTCTGACCCCACGGGGCTCGCCATTCTGACCCTGTAGATCGCGAGGGCGCTAGTGGATTAGCGTTTCGGCCCCACCCCGTCCGGCGCCCGTGGTCCGCACCCCCCATCGACGCCCAGCAAGCGGCCCCGGAACGCGCAACCGGGCGGTGGCTCGCGGCGCGGCGCGCGGCGGGCACGCGTGCGCGGCTCAAGATGAATGTTGTCCCAGCGTGCGGCATACGCCACGGCGTAGCACGCGGCGTTAGGCGTGCCGGGCAAGCCGAGCAAGCCGAGCAAGCCGAGCAAGCCCCGCGTGCCAGGTAGCATGAATATATCAGTAGGCGGAGCAACTAAGCATGTTTAGCGAGCGAAAACGTGTGGTGACTGTGCAGTCACCATAGACTTTGTGCGAATAGCGTGCGAAAAGACGCCATCCGCTTTGACTAGCACCGGCCAGTTCTGGCACTATTGCTCAGTGATTTGGCCTAGCGTGTCATTTTTGCAACGCCCGAGACCGGGCAAACCCCTAGAAAGGATGAGCTACCATGACCACGAACAACGAGACGGTGAAGGCTGCCAAGGTCGAGTTGACCAACGAGCAAATCGGCGCCATCGCCCGCGCCGCTGGCGAGGCCGCCAAGCATGCCCGCAAGTCGGATGAGTTCAAGCACAAGGCGAACCTTGCGCATGCTGACGCGGCGCTGGCCTACGTTGGCGCTGTCATCGCGGCGGACTGCGGCGACGCGGTGCGCAAGATGCTCGCCGAGCGTTTCTCGGCCGAGTTCCGCGATGCCTATCCGGGCAGCGACGACGCGAAGAAAAAGGCTATGTCCCGCGTGAAGGCTACCGCTACCAAGGCTTTCGAGGCTGGCGCGACCACGGCCGAGGAAGTCGTGGCGCTTGGCACTCAGACCAAGGCCGACAAGGCGGCGGCGGAACGTCGCGGCGACAAGAAAGGTGGCGCGATGCCGGCCAGCGCAGCCGAGCCCGCCCGCAATATCGTGGCGGACAACGTCGACACGTTCGATCCGGTTTTCGCCGCGATGGCCGCGTTCATCGAGATTTTCAACGCGGGCAAGTTCACTCCCGCCAACGGTGGCGATGGCCAGCGCATCGCGACGCTTCGCTCGCAGATCGTGAAGGGGATTGTTTTTTATAATAAGTCGAAGGGCGAGTGAACGATGTACGTAGGTCGGGCACGAATGCCCGACCTATCGCTGTGCTGACTGTCAGTCACCCGCCCCAAGATAGAGAGGCTTTGACCATGTGTGCGACGTGCACGACTTGCCCCGAGTGCTCATGCGGCTGTTACGCTTCCTTTGTGGAAGTCCCCATGCCCAAGATCGAGCCGAACGGCTTGGACTTGTCCCGTGCGTCACCGTCTCAAGTGGACGACTTCTGCCGGGGTTGGCAAGCCAACTCGCAAGGCGAACCATTCGACCATGCAGGGAGCGCAGCGTGGCAGGAAGGATGGCGCTTCGCCAAGATGCGCCCCTTTTTGGACTGAGTGCTGTCCCTACAGACTTCAAGCCCCGTGGCAACACGGGGCTTTATTGCGTTCGCACGCGAGCGAGCGAGCAAAAACAGGAGAGCCCTCGTGACTGAGCAGTCACCAAAAGCGTGGCCATCGTGGGATCGCGCCAAGCAACAGCAACAGAGAGACCGCGACCGGCAAGGCTACCGTGGTCGCACGCCTAGCAATACGAGCAAGCAAGCCCGGTATCGAGCGAGGCTAGAAACGGCGATCGGTGCGGCGCTGCCCGCCGACGTGCTCACGGCTATTCGCCGATCGGTGGCGCAAGCCTACGGGCAGGCGATAAAGCAATCGCTCGCCTCTGGTGAGGCCGTCTCTATGGACATGCTCAGGGGCAGCGACGACGCGCTGGTGCAAGGCGTGCAGCAAGTGACCGCCAGTCACGTCGCGGCGACCGACGATCCGGTGAAGGCTCTCAGGGTGGCGCACGCCATCGGCGCGGCATCGAGGCTGGCCCTTTGGGACGCCGCCGAGCTTGTGAAGGCGAAGCTCGGCGAGCGCTTCGACGACACGTTGCACACGCCTCCCTATTGGATGGGGCAGGCCCTCGGCGAAGGTGCCTCGGTGTTCGCGCTTCGACGCTCGCTCGCGCTCGCCGGCCACACGCTCAGACCTGGGCTCGCCAGCCGCAAGGCGTGGCAGGTGTTCACGGCCTCGATGGATCGTTCGGCGTCCCTGCGGACGCGGTTCATTCACACGGCCTGCGACGAGGACATCAAGGCGTGCCTCGACAAGCTCAGGCTGCCCGAAGTGTGGAAAAGGCACGCCCATGTCGGCCACGTCGGCGGCGCGACGAGGCGGGCGATAGGCATGCTGGCGAGGTCCAACCCCGACGACGAGCGGGCTCAGGTGCTCGCTCGCATGGTTCGCAACCGCTCAATCGTTAACGGTCGAGACCTTCGGCGGGTCGCCTGGAAGCTCGGGATCGAGCGTGAACTGAGGCTCGTCCTCGACGCGCAGTGATCATCGAGGCGATCATCGAGGCGATGATCATCAGCGTGACTAGCAC